CCCTTTTGTACACTCTACAGGGATCGAACCTGTGACCTGTTGTATGTAAGACAACCGCTACTACCATCTGAGCTAAGAGTGCTTGTTTTAGTTTTACAGAACAAAAGTAACCATTTTTTGGTACATATCGCTCAGTTTTACTAAATTTTTGTGTCCCCGACAGGACTCGAACCTGTGACTCCCTCATTAAAAGTGAGGTGCTCTAAAACCAACTGAGCTACGAAGACGTTGTCTAAGTGACAGGGATCGAACCTGCGACCTGAGAGTCCCAAACTCCCCGCTCTCCCAAACTGAGCTACACCTAGATATTGTGGAGGAGAGAGCGGGATTCGAACCCGCGGATCCGTGAAGATCTCCGGTTTTCAAGACCGGTGCAATAAACCAACTCTACCATCTCTCCTTATTGTTGTTCTCCAGGGACTCGAACCCCAATTCTACGGACCAAAACCGCATGTCCTGCCATTAGACGAGAGAACAATAATGAAACCAATATGTCAAAGAACTTTTTCTTTTGAGGTCTCTATCAGGTTCGAACTGATGACTCCGGGTTACAAAGCCGGGATATTACCAAACTATACTAAGAGACCGATTTTTTGGGTATAAAAAAACCCGAACTTGTTTTGAGTTCGGGTCTTATATTTCTTTTATATATTTAAGTTAAATCTATCAACTCATAAATGAAAATGCCCTACTATGCGATTTAAGCGTTCTATAGCTATTAAACGACCACTGTGTGCTCGGATTACAAATGACCATATGTTGTTGAGTTGTTTTCATCTTGTTATAAATATATCGTTGTTCTTAAAAATTCAATTCTTTTACAAATATAAGTACTTTTTTCTAATTAACAAGTACTTTTTTAAAATTATTTCACTTGGAATGCACTTTTTACAATTTTTTTGGTCTTAACCGCATCTTCATAGTTCCCAATTACAACACCGTCTTTGATTGTAAATGCGTGTCCGCTAACCAACACAAAAAAAGTTCCTTCAGGATTTTGTTTAATGAAGGTACCCACTGTCATCTGTCTTTTAACCTTTTCACCTTTTACTTTAACCTCATATACTAATGTCTTAAAATTTGACCCTTCTATCTTTTTACCAATACTCTTAACTTTCTTATGGTTAACTTGAGTATTGTTCTCAACCATTTTATTTAAAGTCAGTACCGTTCCGTAAGTTCCTTGACGGTCTTTTCTTCCAAACTTCTCTTTAACGTAGGTATGAGCCTTGTCATAAGACACTTCAAATGCCGATGCAAATGCTCTTACAACACAATCGTTAGTTTCTGATTTCGCAATTACAGAATCCGTATAACCTTTAATTGCTTTTGATGTGGCTTCGTATGGTAGTTTGTTTTTCATATCACAAATATACAAAAAATTTTGAATTCAAAAAAACCTAATAATATTTTTTGGTGTGATTTTTATCTTTACATTTGTAGAAATAACACGAACACCATGAAAATACTTTCTTTAACTTTAGGTCTTTTATTATCTTCTTTAAGTTTCAGTCAACAAATTATTATCCATGTCTTTGAGAAGCAAGAAATGGTTTCCTTTCATAAAACAACATTGGATTCGGTAATTTCTAATCCCGATTATATTAATGAGATTGATAACTCACACACAAGATACGTTTTAGATTTGAATGAAAAAACTTCAAGTTATTCGTATGACAGTTCAAAAATAAGTGTCCTACCAATTGATTACGAAAATTATGGTGAGGGTATATTAAAAGTTAGAATCCTTGAAGATGGGTTTGACTATGGTCTTATAATTAACACAAAAGATGAGACCGTTTTATGGTATTGGTTTACAGATTATCAAACAACGGTTAGGAAAATATCAAAATGTTATTTTGAAAAGGTCTCTTAACAAAAAACCCCATCTTTTCAGGTGGGGTTTTTAATTATTTATTTTTGAGTTGGTGCTGGTTTATATGTACCTACGGTTATTTCACACATAAAATTGAATTCAGAACCCCCCTTATTACCCGTCTCAGTATTAGGTTTTCTGGTTGGATAAACCAAATAATTAGAATTGGCAGCTACCGATTGTAGACCTTTATTTTTTAAAGTGTTTAATGCTGAGATTAATTGAGCATTACCTTTTAATAATATCGATCCGGTAATGGTTTCACCAACCAATTTTTGATTTGTAAAAACATTAGAAATACTAACACCTCCAATGGTCATTGATACTACAATTCCGGTGTATTCTTGAGCCGCCTTATTACCTAAACCCCCAAGAACAAAATTGGCAAGTCCGTTTGACATTACATTACCTTGGGCATCAATGGGTAAGTTAATTGTTATAGGTTTACATTGACCTGTCTGTTCGGTTAAATATTGTTTTGATGTAGCATTTTGGTGCATTTCCAAAATTCTACCCTTTTCTTCTTCAGAGATTAAAAACTTCATAATCTTTGTGTTTTAATTTTTATTATTTAAAATATAAATATATTGATAAACAAAAAAGGTACCGATTACTCAGTACCTTTTAATTTTTTACGGGTCGTAATGGGGATCGAACCCATGGCACGTCTAATAAAAGATTGCTCTGCCAGCTGAGCTACACGACCCATAATTTTTTGTGTTAAGGTAAACCTAAAAACACAACATCAATTAACCTACTTTAATCATAATTCATTTAAATCAGAATATAAAGCCTCTTTTTCTTCATATTCAAACATTTCTTTCATAAACTGAAAAAAATCTTCAGAATTAATAAACTCATAATGCTCTTGTTCAAAAACGTCTCCCATAACTAGATTTTTTGTTTCTATCCATATATTTATAGTATATGGAAAATAAAGTTTGTACTCAATGCGGTGAATTAAAATCTATAAATGATTTTTACAAAAAAAAGGGGTTCAATAATCCTCAATCAAAATGTAAATCATGTTTTAATAAATACTGTGTCGATAGATGGGTAAATAAAAAAATAAGTTACATCATCTATAAAGGTTCTGAATGTGTTGACTGTGGTTTATCATACCCAAAAGAACCCTATGTAATATTTGATTTTCATCATCGTGACCCAAATGTTAAGGAATTTGATTGGTCAAAGCTCAGATTAAAATCGGAATCTAAAATAAAAGAGGAGATTGACAAATGTGACCTCCTCTGTTCTAATTGTCATAGGAAAAAACATTTCCTTTTGTAGTCCCGCCAGGATTCAAACCTGGAATCTACTCATTAGAAGTGAGTTGCATTATTCAATTATGCTACAGGACCATATCATTAAACTTTCTTAACTTCGTATTTGTGACCTGAATCTGTGTTGGTATTGAAGATGTTGACCATCTCCTGTGCTTTATCTTTATTATCAAATTCCCAAACTTCACCTTGTGTGTCTAACATAATCACAGGTAGAACTCGATTGTTCGAGGTTTTTACGTGTTTTACAATTACATACATATCCTTTGTTTTTACAAATATATATAATTTATTTTAAATAAAAAACCCCCCAATTAAAAAAAGGAGGGTTATAAATTATTTTTTATTATTTTATTTTCCAATTATTAAATTATCTAAATCAATTCCACCATGTTTCATCTTATCCTCAACCTCATCGTACATAAACGATTTAACAACCGCAGTGATTGATTGTTCTGATTGAGCAATCTTTGTCTCCATCCAATCTTCCAATTGGTCTCCTTCTTCCATTATTTCCCACATTTTATAAGCCAAAGTTGCAATTGTAAACAATTGTTGTTTTGCCATGTAGGAACCTTCCTGGTTCTCTTCTTTTAGTTGTCTTACAACATCCTCTAATTGTTTCTCTGTGATTATAATCTTACTCATAATTAATAGTTCTCTGAAGATCTCTCTTCTTCACCTTTTATTTCATTTTTTAATATACCTATATAAGATTCTAACTCTGAAATGGTATGTTTTAATCTTTCAATTCTTTCTTCTGAACTTAATTTTTTAAACCCTTGTTCTCTTTTATAGTAAGGCATTGTTACATCTCTTAAATCTGCATAAAAATTAGGTTTTTCTTCTACATCAATTTCAACATCATCTGTTGGTGACCCGTACATATCATCTTCTTTGATGTATTGTTTTTTTGTTGCAATGATATGGTGATTAAGAATTCTACTTCTTTCTTCTTCCGTTATAATGAAACTTTTATTCATAGTCTGTTTTTTTATATAAATATTATATTACCATGTTCTACATGCCCAATATCTTGGTTTCCATCTTGGTCCAGGATTATCACAATTGTGTCTTGCTCTAAATGATCGTCTACGTTCAGGATTGTTCTTTTTGATAACCATTCTTTTTCCTTTTGCCGATTTACCACCGAACCCGAAGTTTACTTTAACAACCTTACCTTTATCGTTTTTAACGTACACCTTGAACTTTTTAATGTCTCCTTGCATAATCTTACCAAGTTGAACTTTTCGTCCCTGATACTCCGCCTCATTCAACATTGAAGTTGGTTTGATTGAGGTTTTTTGAACTATTCCATATACATCTTCGTATATAGTCGTCTCATCCATTTCTTCATCTTTTGAAAAATCCAAATAGACTCCAATGAAATCATTCAAATCCATTATAATTCTTTCTTTGTTCAATTGTCTTCTTTGGTCATTCACTACACTAGATTCAACATCCGTTTTGAGGTATTTAGAAAACAAACTTTTTAATTTTTTTAACAACTTAAGCCTATCTTCATTGTCAAATTCTGGAACTCCTCTTTCATTATCTTTTTGGAAATCTTCCTCAACGTCAAACTCATCATAATCCTTATCTAACTCTAAGTGGATGTATTCAAGAATGGTACCCATTATGTTTCTTCTATTTTCGAATATAGTTTTTTCATCGTATTTACTTATCCTTCTTAAAAAAACTCTAATAGATGTCATTAATTTTTTAAGTTCCTGTGTAGCATCGATATCACGACGATACTCAGGTAACTCGTGACGCAAATAACCATCTTCCAATAAAACCTTTCTGATAATACTTGTTAAATCCATATGATATAAATATATGGTATAATAAAAAAAGGTGGAATCTCTTCCACCTTTATAGGGTCGACATTGAATGTCAACGCTCCACCACTTTGTTTTTAAGATGCAAACAAAGAAACTATCCTTCAAGTTTTGATTTAGCAACAACAACATCAGCCATCGTTACGTCTTTTGTATTACCCAAAACTAAACTTTCTTTTAACATAACACTTGGGACATGGATTAAAAAGTCTTTACCATTAAAAGTAGTAAAGTCATTACCTAACGCCAATGCGGTATGAATCATTTTTAAAAATATTTTAAATTGTGTTTCATCAACAAACGTTTCGTTGATTAACTCCCCATACTTTGGGTGAACAAGTAATATGTGTTTAACTGATACCATTTTCCCTTATTGTTTCTACAAATATAAAAAGATTATTTTAAAATTACAAATAACCCCAAGTAATTTTTTTAATAACAACTTGGTCAATGTTGTTTAATGCGAAATATTTTAACTCATCGTTGATTGGTTTTTCCATTTTATTTCTGTAAAACCTATTAGCAGTTCTTGGGTTTCTTTTACAATAACTTGTCGACCATGTGTATCCGTTATATTTCATGTCAACAATTACGTCAAACTCATATATGTAACGTCTTTGGTCATAGTAATCATTATAAGGGTGTTCATATTTTCTAATGTTTGTGATTTTGAAAACCGCATTTTCCAATTCACTCCAATTATATAATTTCTCCATAGGTAAAATACCCTTTAATAAGTATTTTTTAATTATCGATATTTGTTTGTCTTTTACCAATTTCCCTTTTTCCATACCACAAAGATATATAAAAAAATGAATTACGCAAAAAACTTTATAAAATAATTTTACCTAGACCAATAACCGTCACCCCAATTGTCTTCAGTCCACCAATCTTCTCTCAAAATAAATCCCTGTGTTGAAAGGAATTCACATAGTTCTTGTAGTGTTGGGCAACCTTCATACATTTCCAAATTATTAATCTCACAAAAAATATGGTCAATATTATTTAAAGTTTTTATTGAACCTTTTAATACTTCCAACTCAAATCCTTGGACATCAACCACTAAGACGTTCGCCCCTGTAATGTTAAAATGGTCTAAAGTTTTTATCTCCAAATAATCTGATTGCTCAAAATGAATGTTTGGATATTGTTCGAGATGTTTTTTTGGTTTACTAAATGATGCACTTTCACCCCTATTTTCATTTTCAGTCCATATCTGTTTCATTTCATTTTTTGAACCTAAACCATTATTATAAAAATGATTATTTGGTTTTTCCCCCAAATTATTTAATAACATTTTATAAATGTCTCTTTGTGGTTCAAACCAATGAATGGGTATGTCCTTAAAAAATGTGGTCTGATATTCTTCGTACTCACCACCATCGTGAGCACCTACGTGGATTATTCCCTTAACATTTGAGAAATCGTACTTATGTATGTAATTATATATTCCTATTATCATGTTTTAATTATAGTGAAGTTTTCGCATAAAAAAAGGGATCGATTCACATCGTCCCTAAATTTTTTTTAACTTAATAAGTTGTACCTAAAAAGAACGCTGAGATTACACGTTTCAGTGAGAAAACTTTAGAAGGATTATTGGTTCCCTTCGTATCCACCATCTTTTGAATGGTATTCCTCAGTGACGATTATTTAGGTGAATCACTCCTTGAGGTAACAGTTACTCTCTTATTACTTGACTCTCTTCGAGGATGCCTCCCCAACTCTTCCTTGCGGGAATAGAGGTGTTTGGTAAGAATATCGTCAAACTTGCGGTTTAATCGATGCAATGAACGGCTCATTACTATGTAGTCACCTTTCACTGTTACCTGACGGACACTTTTGCTTTACGTTATATCATGAATTTTACTTCCTAATTGTAAAATAAAGTTTTTGTGTCGTGGATTGGAGAAGTAGTGGTCCGTCACGGGCTTCGCTATCTTTTGAACAACGAAATACTCAACTACTCCTTGAAATGTCCCCATTTCCATATTTTAAGACCACTTCGAGATTAATCCCTTGGTAGAGATTTATCAAGGACAATGTCAGCACCACCTGTTTGTTGTCATACCTTTCGGTTTTAAGTACCCTTTGATATTGGAACACGCAATTATGAAATCGGATAACTTCATTTTTTGCAATATTCCTACGGGTTATTCCTATTGGTGTTCCCACCTCAATCAGACGACCCACATCGCCAAATCACTTAACCAGTTTCCCTACAGCGTTGCCCTCGGTACTCAAGGTTAAGCGGTATCCCGCTTGTATACTCGACCTCGATTACTCAAGGCGCAAACCCAACACACTAGAGGGTTCACTTTATCCTACTTTCGTAGTTTATTTTATGGACTATATACGGCCCAAGATCTTCATGTTAACACTTTAAAGAAAGGGGGGTTAATCTCTCACTTATCTTTGTTAATCACTTCAATCGATTATAATTTCAAAGAACTTTTCGGACTTTTCCGATTTGTTTTACAAAGTTACGATATTTGTTTTGTTATATCAAGTACTTTGTGAACTTTTTTTAATTTTTTTCTATGAATACACTTTTGGTACCATAAAAATCAGCTCGGATTTCAGCATACACCACACTTGGTGTGTAATACTTTCTCCCGTTTTGATCAACGTAATAGAAAATAAAATTTTCAATTACTTCAGTTCCTTCACTCATATTTAGAGTTTTAAACGGTTAATAAATAAGGTTAGTTATTAGGACGTTTCCTAATTGTTTAACAAATCTAATACTAATATTTCGATTTGTCAAATTTATAATAAAAAATTTGTTTGATTTTTTTGTTAATAGTAATAAATATACCGTAATACACCAAAAAACAAAGAAAAATTAAAAATTAATTAAAAAAAGTATCAGTTAATTCATTATTAACGTCAATCTCATCTAATTTATCCTCTAACCATTCCGCAAATGATTCTTTGCTACTAAAAATTGTTTTTACGTCATCGTGTTTCTTAACCGGTATTTCAACAACCTTGGTTGCTCCATTCAAATAATGTGATCCACTATTTTTCTTACAGAATTTAACCTTACCGTTATCGCCAATTAAAATTAAATCATGTACAATACCATCACAATCAATACCGTTACCAGGTACGATAATATATTCCATATCTTTAAATGGTGAGTAATCCCTATAACCATCAACATGTGGTATCATTTCTTCATCACCCACTTCTTCATTAATTTTACCACCCCAATTTTCTGAAGGTTGTTCTAAGTCAGGTTGTAATCTATAGTCAGTTGTTAACTCCTCACCCTCTTCTATGTCTCTAGAAGCAACTAAGAATCTTTGTTTACCGTCAACCAATTCATTGTGACAATTTGGATCATCGCTGTGATTATGTAGTTTACCAAGTTCCGTGAATTCGTACTTATTACCTAACTCTATTATATTATGTAATAAACCAACAACATCACCCTTTTTCATTTTTTTATTGGCGAACACACCTTTTCCTTGTATTTTACTATCACCCACTAAATATTTACCATCTTTTTTTACACTTTCAGTAACTGTTTGAGTGTTCGCAATTTCCGATTTTAAAACTTTAACAAATTCTTCCTGTATCGCTTTAGTTAATTGTACATAACTTGTTATTTGTTCAGGATTAATCGCTTGTGGTTGTGCACCTTCTTTCTCTATCTGCTTCATAGCCGCAAGAATTTGTGGTTCAGATAGCCTTTTATACTTCGCCAATTTAGATTTAATATCGTTAACGAAGTTATTACTACCTTTATATTCACTAATCGCAGCTAACCTATTGTCATCATAAACAACCGGTTCCTCTTTTTTATTTCTATACAGGTAACTTATTCCTGAAATATTTGTAATACACTTATGTCCTCCAGAATTTGCTTGAATAACGTCCCACCCATTAACTGTAATTCTATCTAATAAATCCTTTTGTTTTGTCGTTAGATTTCTATATAGTTTTTGAGATATGTTACCAATAATTGATAATAACTTTTCATCGGCGTTAACTTTAAAAGACTCTCTGTTACCATATATAGCAACTAAATCTTTCAATGTGAATCCAACTGATTCGTATTCCGCCTCAAATTCCGATACTCTTTTAAGTGTTCCAAAAGTAATTTTCATACCTTTTAAATCACTTTCAAATTTAGATAAAACAACATTCTTCATTTCACCTAAATCCACACCTTTTAATGCTCTATCCTCTTTAAAAGGATTACAAGATGCTTGGACTAAACCTAAAGGCCAAGCAATCACAATAAAGTCAGCATCAGGATTATTTTTAAATGGTGTGTACCTATCATAAGAACCAGGTTTAATCATCGACCCACCACCATATTGTACAATGATATTACCCTCTAATCTTACATTTGGATTAACTTTTTGTTTTTCAATGTAATTAGCCTGATTTTGAACCAACTCTTCAGGTGTTGCATATCCTTTCGTTGATATTTGTTTTTTAATGTTATTTAAAATACTTAAAAGAGATGGTTGAGCACCTAATACAATTTGTTCTAAAAATTCAGGTTTGTTTTTAAATGCCAATAATAATTTATTGGTAACCAATCCCATTACAAACTTATTATCTCTTAAACTACTATCTTTATCAAAATTAAGTAGGTAATTCATTACCATTTCAGGTGTGATCTTATTTACTGCAAAATTAGCAGAGTCGACAGTTGATATAATATTAATGTCTTCTGTTGGGAATATCTCTTTTGGTGAAACCACTTGTGATATTGTTTCGACATTGGATCTAGATGGTCTAAAGTTTGTTGAGGTCTCGGGCTCAACACCTGCTTGTGTGTCGTGGTGGTCTGTATGAATAACAAACATCGGTTTTCCATGTGCAAAATCAACAAGAACCGGCATCACATCACCACTAGCATCTGGTTTTTTAATTGAGAACTCCTTATCTCCGTATTGGATTATTTCGGCATCTACTACTTTAATACCATAATTTTCTAAATAATTTTTCATACCAATAGCGGTAGTAACACCGTCTAAATCTTGGTGGAAATAAATTTTAGCTTTTTTATATCTTTTAGCAAGTTCGTTAATATTCCTTATACCCGACTCGTTTAATAATTTTCTCATATTAATAAATACAACCACATAATAAAAAATCCCACATTACTGTGGGATTTCATTTATCACCTCTAAAGTCTTAAAGTATTCAATTCTACTTTCAGCGATTTGTTTATAATTAGGACTTAATTCAATACCTAACCATCTACGTTCAAGCATTTGTGCCGCCACTAAACTTGTTCCACTACCAGCAAATGGGTCTAAAACTACATCGTTCTTGTAGGATAATATTTTAATCGCCTTGGTGGGGATGTCCATCGAGAACGTTGCCTTGGTGAGTGATTTAGTATCTGCAAAGTAATTCCACTGGCCAAACACAAGTTCCATAAACTCTTTCTTATCAGTCTCTTCATAAACTATTTTTTTCTTTAATGTCCCATCTTCCTGTTCAATGTCGGTTGGAACTCCTAACCACTGTGGTTCTCCTTTAACTTTTTTAATATGATGTTTTTTATAAGCTAAAATCACACATTCTTTTGGGTTATAGATATATGGGCTAGATGGTGACATCCATGAACCCCACGCGGTTGTTTTACTTCTATGTGGTGATTGTTCTTCGAGGTCAACGATACCAAAGAATCCATACCCAATCTCTTTCATAATTTGCCACATTTCAGAGACAAAGAAAATTCTTCCTCCCTTTTTTTGTCTGTTAATCTCATAAGGAATGTTAAGGGCAATTCTACCATCATCCTTTAATAATCTATATGCTTCACTTAACCAATTTTTGGCAAACTCCACATACTCGCTGAATTCAACGTCATCTTCGTGAACATCGTAAGCTATTCCTACACCATAAGGTGGTGATGTAACTATTAGGTCCACAGATCCTTCCGGTAATGTTTTCATTACTTCAGTACAATCTCCATTTATTATTTTTCCTGTTTCTATCATTTCCTAATTAATTACGCTATTGTTTCTAAATAATCCCACACTTCATTTGAAAACTCTTCAAACATGTCTCCATCCTCATCATTTGATAAATCAACAATGAATTCATCGACACAAAAGTCTACAATTATTTCGTGAACTTCACCTAATGTTTGTTCGTCATTTTTTAACCCCTCATACTGATTAAGGATTTGATTTTTTTGTTCTTCCGTTAATTTCATTTTTTATAATTAATTTTTGTTTTATTTCCCTCCAAATTTGAATATGCATCACAATTTGAATTTTTTTTGGTTTTACAACTAAATAAAGACATTAATAAACTAATTAAAATAGCAATAACTATAGTTTTCATTGTATACATAAAAATTTTATTGTTTCTTTCAACCTGTTGTTTTGACCTACCTTGGTAGTCGTCTTGATTCCATTCTTCCATAGTTAAATTGCCTGTGCTATTATTTGTGCTAATTTATACCCTGTGAATGCACCTATTGCTGCCGAACCCGGTAAAACAATAAATTTACCCAACATAGTTTCATACTTCTTCCTATTAACAATATAAGAAATTAATATATAATAGACAATATAGTTCATTAAAACTAAAAAGTCTAGTTCTTTTGCGGCAAAAACAACTATTGAATTGCCGAGAAACCCCCACATAAAGTTAATGAAGGTTTCACGGATTAATTCGTTTGGCGTTGTAATCGCGTCTAATACGTTTATTTCCTTATCTAATCCTGTTTTACTTTTCAAGGGTTTCGATGTGGTGTTGGAGGTACCAGAGTGCCTTTCTGAGGTCTTCAAGCTCCTTGTCTTTTCCTTTTTTTCCTGCACGTGATATATATTTTACTGTGTTTCCTAAACTAAATCCTAACTCCCAAGCATCAATTACTTTGATTGCTTCATATGGATTATCTTGCCCACCATAATGTTGTGGATGATTAACTTGTTCCATTATTCTTCTCTATATTCTTTTAATAATTCATCATTAGAAATTGTTCTGTATTTTTCACTTAATCCTGACACATTTACATTAGAATTCATATTCATCTTAATTTCTAATATTTCTTCAGCAGTATCCAATGATTTTGAAACTTCTTTAATGATTTTATATGGATCTGCGTTCGAACCCGGTCTTCTATCTTCAACATAACCTTTCCATTCTTTTGCCGTGTCCTGTGGAACTCTGATGGATGCTCCCCTATCAGATACACCCCAACTGAATTTATCGATAGATTGTGTCTCAAACCCACCAGTCAATCTTAAATGATTGTTTGACCCATATGCGTTTATGTGTTCTTCATGTCTTGATGCGAATGAATTAAAAATCGCCATGAAATAATCGTACCCACCTTTGTCTCTCATTTTATCGTTTGAGAAGTTGGCATGTAATCCTGAACCATTCCATTCTCCGTGGGTAAGTGGTTTAGGGTGTAAATCGATATGGTAGTTATAGTTCTCTGAAATCTTGTACAAGAAATATCTACTCATCCATAGATCATCACCACCTTTTAATTTACCTTTTGAAAACACTTGGTATTCCCACTGACCTAATGCAACTTCCGCATTTGTTCCTGTGATATCAATACCATATTCCAAACACATATTTAAATGGTCTTCAACAAAATTACGACCAACAACATTATGACCTACACCACAGTAATACTCACCTTGACCTTTAAGGATGTTTCTTTTGTGTCCTAAAATACCTCCGTTAATTTCTTCACGGATAAAATACTCTTGTTCAAAACCAAACCAAAGACCTTCTTCTTCTTCATTTAATTTTGCCCTCATGTTAGATTCATGTGGTTTACCATCTGAATCCATAACCTCACATAAAACATACACGGTACTGTTATGTAATGGGAATCCTTCTTTTGTGTAAACTCTAACTGGTTTTAATATTCTATCGGAATTTCCAGTATCTGCCTGATTTGTTGATGACCCATCAAAATTCCAAACCGGTAACTTACAATCCTGTACTCTGTTTTTTATTGATTCGTAGTCTACGATCTTAACTTTACTTCTTAAATTTGGTTCAGGCTTATATCCATCAAGCCAAACATACTCTAACTTAACTTTCATTTGTTTTCTATTATATATTGGATTATTTGTTCCTTAGGTTTTCCTTGATTGTATAGACGGTAAACGTCTCTTGAGAATTGGTCAGTGGTCAAGACAGCATCAGCATCAAGGTAATCCATGATTCTATCTACGTTTTTAAGTATGTGTTCTTTACAAAGAAACCTTTTGTTGAACCCCATTTTTCTCTTCTTTAATTTTTTTTACTCCGTTAATAAACTCTCTAACTTTTTTACCTAACTCCATATCGTTTGGATATTCTTTTATCAGGTCTTTTATTACTTGGTATACGTCTAATTCCATAATATTTAAAAATTAATTATTTAATACTTCTTTGTCAAATTTTTATTCTTAATTAATTTAGATTGAGCCATATAATTCATCACTTTTCTTTTAGCAAGTGGTAAAATGGTTTCTTTAAATGGAAATTGTTCTGTGTGGTGAATTTTAAATACTATTAAATTTTTATGTACTTCAGTATCATTTATATTTTTTATCAATGGTCTTTTAACATTTAAAAGTTTTTCTTCAAACTCATATTCTTCACATTCACATATTTTTTTAATTGAGCATTTTGTTTCAACAACCCCCTTTTTAATCGGTTTAATAATAAATTCATAAAGGTGAGTCTTTTCATTATTTTTGATAAAAAATAATCCTTGTTTTGGTTCTACATTTTTAGAATTTTGTATAGGTTCGATAGAAATCGAGTCGTTAGCAACATCCCATAATGCCTTTGCTTGGTTAAAAAAATCTTTGATTTTATCGGTAGAATATAAACAAACTTTATAAATTTCTAATATTTCTTCTTGAGTAAATAATGGTAAATTATTAGCCATTAAATCTGATATTAATATCTCATCGTCAGGTTCTTTAAGAACTCTGTTAAGGGTTAAGTATTGTCCTTTTTCGGTAATTAACCCAATACTTGCTAAGTGTAAAGAAATTTGTTGGAAATTGGGGTATAACTTCAAATTTTGAAGTTGTTTATCCATTTTTTGTAAGAAATCTAAAAGTACGTATTGTTTATGTTCAAAATCAATAGGTTCTTGGAATACCCAATCAGTGTTCATTAATGTTTTTAAATAAAAATAAGGACTTTTTATAAAAGTGTAAATAAATTAGTTGTATCTCATTACGTGATACCATACCCCATTTACCTTATATTCACTCATTGACCCGTCATAACTACCAAGTATTTCGCCAGGTTCAGCATTATTTGATAACTCCTCGATGACTGCCTCCATATCAATAAAATCCATAATGAATTTATCATCAAATCCCATATCTTTTAACCAACTAGAAAAATTATAAGAAGCGTCGTTAACCAATACCTTTACTGTGTTGTCTATCTCCTCATCACTATAATAACCTTGAGGGTCGTCTGTTATGTCTTCAATAAGGGTGTCTAAATCATCTATTTCTGATTCAATTTCCCTACGTTGGTCATCGGGAAGAGTTTCATTTTTTAATCTATAGGTTAGTTTATCGATTTTTGTTTTATAAATTTGTACGTATTTTTCTTGTTGGCTAGATAATTCTTTTGTAACATCATAACTTTCTGGATCCCCTCCAACCACATCGTAATAAAAATCGTATAACCATCTCTCAACATAATCTTCATTTAAATTATTTTCAAAGACATACTCGGGAGCAACCTCATACCCAAGATCATCTATTTGACCCTCTATTGCTTCTCTTACTGCAGTATCTAACTGGTCACTACTATAAACAACATATTCTTGTTTATAACTATCGTCACCTAACCACGTAAACATAGACCCACCATAATGACTATAAGGCTCCATAAATAAAAAATATTTATCTTCTATTTTTTCTTCACCATTTTCATCTTCATATACTTGTGGGATATCTTCATCGACTAAATAATCATAAACGGCTTCACTTTCGTTCCCATCTTTAGTGTTTTTAGTTACATCCCATGCGTTGGTTTGTCTTAATCCGTCAAGTTCGTTTAATTTTTTTTGTGTTTTTTTCTTTTCTTCTATGGTATGCATAAAACTACCATGATAATTAAATCTACCACTAACTTTCTCTTGGTCAAAATAATCAACTGATGACCATGAAATGTCTAAATTACCATTAACATATGAAATGACATTTAAATTTTTAATGTCTTTAGCCCCATTTAAATTTAAATCACCATCAATGATAATTTGTTTACCTCGATATTGTGGGAATTTTAAAATGGCCGCAACATCACCGTTAGCATATTTTAACAAATCAATAAACTCTTCCGGTTCTATTTTTACACTATTTTCATCCATATTTTATAAATATCCCAAATTAACAATTGATTATTATAAATACACTAATAAAATTGATATTATAAAATATTTATATAACAAATAAACTTATTAAAACTTTCTATCATGGGATGCGGATGTAAAAAAAACCAAGCGCCACAACAACCACCACAAGAACAACCACAAACACAACAAGTTAATGAGTCAGTTAAAACTGCGGTAACTAAAATTGTTGAAAAATATTACAGCAAAAAGTAATAACTATTTAACCTATTTTTTATTTTAATTAAGATTAATAAAAATAAACTTAATTAAAAAAATTCGTATGGTTACATCTGAGGTTTACAATTTTCTTGACGGAAAAAACCTATGTAATATTTTTGCAACTATTATTGTAAATAAAATCAATGAAACATTTCCTAACGCTAAGACAGAAATCACTGTAATTAACGTTAGGAATTTTTTTATTATAAAAGGTAGAACTAATTCTGACCAAGTATTAATAATTTCCGATTTATTTCAGGAATTTACAAATAAATACAATGAGGAATTATCTAACACAATTAGAGTTATTGATACCATTCTTTATAATGTGGAATTTACTCCATCACCAATAAACATTTCATATGATTCTAATAAGAAAATATTTAAAGAAGAATTAATAAGTCAAAATTTCGTTAATTCACATATTAAAGATAATTTATATTTTAATTTAAAAATTGAAGGTTCGAGTAATTTAATTTATTTTGATTGTTCAACTGAAGATACGAATAAAGTATTTTCAATTTTAGAATCCAAATACCCTGAATATCATGTAGTAAAGAGTGACTTTTCTCAGGAAATTTATGTCTCAGACAGATATTATGGTTTATCAAATCATGGTGAGAAATTATACCATATATTATTAAGATACATAACACATCACCTTTTCACTTTAGGGATTAGCAAAGAATTAAATATTAAATTAATGTCTTCAGTTAAAATAGAAGACATGGATAATAATAATACGGAATTTATTATAACTAATGATAACCATATGGTTAAGACCGAATGGTTGGAGTCTTTAATATTAGATATATTCCCATTTACACAAGAAGAACTTAAAGAATCGTTTGACTTAAGTTCGTATAACCCTATAGATGAGATAATATTATCTGAAAATATTTTACCTTGGGAAAAGTTAGACAGAGTTAAAGATATAGTATTAATCTAACAAATAAGACTTAACCATTTCCACACCTTCATAAATGTCTTGAAAATCTCTGTCAGGGGCGAGTAACTTAATGTTACTCGTCTTTTCATTTTTATCTATAGTTAATAACATCATAGCAGGAATAAATTCATTTTCAGTCAACTCAACAAATTGATTATATTCTTCCTCATTTTCATGGATATCTCTTTCGATGTAATCTATATTATTTTTTTTAAATTCTTCTTTAATTGAAGTACAGAAAGGACATCCCTTCATCGTAAAAAGTACTGTTACTTTCATATTTTATCTATTGTGTAAAATTTATTTAATCCGGATAATAATAATTTTATACTATCCACATCCAATGTTAAAATAAATAGTTTATATGAGGTTTCATTTACTATTTTTTCAAAATACACCAAAACCTCATTACCACCCCATTTTACAGTTCCGGAAATGTAATTAAATTCACCATCATAAATGGTTGATGACCAAAGTACTTTATTCTTAGTAATTAAAATGTTTAAACCATCTTTTGTAATGTTTCTAGTTCTAATAATGTTCGGATATATTTCCGTTTTAAAATTGTTTTTAAAAGTATTAAAAACGTGGTCAGGTATTATTTTATCTTTATCCATATTATATAATTATGGTAAATCATCAAACCATTCATCAAAATCTCTAACGGGCACTTCATTATATTCAACAAGTTCATCCTGCCAATATGATAGTTCAGGCGTATATGTATCCCAACGAGGTGTCATCGCAATCACTTTAGTTCCTTCATGTTCTAAACTTCTGAATGTCGACTCTTGCTCGATAACTTTACCACTACGGTATTTTTTAACCAATTTTGGTAATTTTAACGTTCCCAATTTATACAAAAGATTGATGTTTGCAAGTTGGATTTTAGCAACCTGTGAGAATTCCGGTGACGGCATCTCATTAAACTTCGCTCTTTCTTGAACATTCAATATTTCATTATGTCTGTATTGATACTCAACTGTGATTCTTTCATCTCCATAAGTTGCCCCTTTACGTATTGAGAATATCAAACACTCGGGTCTCTCAGCATAAGTCCTAACACAATTTCGTTGGTGTTGTGATTCTTTTTCGTAGTCCGATGTTTTACGAAGAAGTATCGGATAATACGTTTCACCTTCGTGTTCGATTGGTGTTTCTAAACTATCTACATCACCATAAAATCTTTCAACCTCACCTTTTCTGTATGATTGTAAAAGACGACTAAACTCCTCGTGTTCTAAATTAAAACTACTCATGTTTGTGAATTTTAATTTCACATCCTCACCTAAATTTGATAACTCTCGTTTCATATCTAAGTGGTCAAGTAATGTACTCCATTTATAACCATCAAAATATGGTATCAAATCTAAAATTCTATCTTTTTCTTTTGGTGTTAAAGGAATTAATGATCTACCGATGTAATGGTTGGGGTAATTGTACTTATCTGAGTAAAAACATTCATAATATCTACCCATCTTATTCATTTCCATTGATTTACTAAACTCATCGGTAGTATAATATTCATCAAAAACTTTGTTTTCAATTTTGTTAAATTTATCAATACCCAAAAGATTATATGCGATATACAATCTGTCGAAATCAACCCATTCCATCTCATTGAAAATCTGTTTAACTTTAGACCCTTTGAGTTTTAGTTTATCCATCGCAGTGTCAACCAAGTTCATATCAAACTTCTTCAATTCTTTTTTAGAAAAGAAAACACCTGTGAATTTTCTCCAATTGTTTGGAATCTTAATACCGTTAACTAAATAGAAAGTTAAACTATAAAATGACCTCATACAGTCCCACTGAAAGTTTTGTGGGTTTTCAATTCCCATTCTGTCCCAAATCTTTTCTAAGAAAAAATAAAGGTACTGGTCCACACCAACATTATTATCAATTCTAAGATTTCTTAAAAAACTTTCAATTGCGAAGTATGTTGGGTTCACTTTCATACTTCTTCCAATAACTTGTTTCTTTTTGGTTGAGAATGTTCCTGAGTAAAACATTTTCTTTTTGAAGTTGAATGTAAGATAGTTTGTGACTTTTCTTTCTGTAAAGTATCTTGACCCTACTTTTCTATCTTTTATGTGAAATTGGAACTTAATTGATATTTTATCATCACCCTCTTCTATAAACAATCTTTTTCTATCAAAATGGACTGATGCAAATGGATTTCCAAAATGTTTAACAAACCCCTCTTCAGTGTAGGTTTGGACATCAGAAAAGAACCTATCTTTCTTTTTTGTTTCAACGTACAAACCTAAGACATGTCTATCTTTTTGATTTATATCGCAATAATTAAGATATAAACTAGTTCTATAGTTTTTAATCTCAACAAACTTATGAAATGTTTTACCTTCTACTTCTAACATAGAATAAAGATACAAAAAACCCCCGACTTATTCAACCGGGGGATACATAATTTTTTTTAATTAATTCAATGAGATTATTCCCATGTGATGTTCCATAAATGGTGTGACCGCTGCGGTGATTTGTTTTTTGTTTTTATCAGTATTCATTTCAACCAGCAAATCAATCATTTGTTTTCTTGTTGGGGCTATTTCTTTTTCTTCTGATAGATTTTTTTCAGCCAATTTTTTAATCTCAGAAAAAAAATCATCAGAATTGGTGTTTCCAATAAGTATTTTTAACTGGTCTGGATTTTTTTTAAAAAACCCTTTAAAATTGTTCATGTAAATTTCAATATCAACGTTTCCCATAATTCATAATTTAACAAGACAAATATAATAAATTACAATGAATTATACAAATAAATGTACTTCATCCGCATCTATTTTTGATTGTAAACTTTTTGGAACTGCTCTTTGATTACTTCCTTTAAGATTCACAACGGAAAGTCTTGGCATACTACCAATACATTCAGGTAACGCCTGTAAATTAGGGTTTTCAGGTAACGACAAGAATTGTAGTTTCTGTAAGTTACAAATGGATTCAGGAATCGAAGCAACACATCCAACTAAGTGAATAGCGGTAAGGTCTTTAAAATTACCAATAGATGCCGGAATATTTAAATCTAATTTTGACCCTGATTTAGCAATAAACTCAAGTCTTTGGATAGTTTCCGGTAATGTTTCAAAAAATTCATCGAATCCGTAAAGTGCAATGAACTTAGATGAAGAATCACCAGGATAGTTAACAGTCACTTTTTTACCTTCATTCGCAGTTAAACCTTTCATGAATTGTGGTTTGAAATATTCTTTCATTCCTTCTTCATTTGTGTTTAAGAAATCAACCAAATCAATTTGTCTATCCGATGGATCCATGAACTGATTAGATGGGAAGTGGAATTGGTAACGAAGTGCCGGAAGTCCGGAAACATCACCGTATTCTTTGTCTCCTGTATGTTTTTGACCTCTATTTGGAATTACGACATATAATGGTCCGTCCTTAATGTAACGATCAAACCAAGTAAGACCAGGCGATGATGTACACCATCTTGTTTCACCTTTACCGGGTTCTTGATATGAACCACCGTAGAAACACGCAGCATCCTTACCTAATTGACCTTTATCTTCAATTTTAGCAATAGTCCAATCTTGTCCACGATAAACAATCTCAGCACCCGGGTGTTGGTATGTTTTTGACGCTTCTTTTTTCTCGGTTGCAGTTGCTTTAGTTTTTTCTAAACTGAAGTCTTTAACTTGGTCATATAGTGTTGACGGTGTTAATTTGTTAATGTCTCTCGCCTCTTGTGGTAAACGATTCTTAAATCTTTCAAATTTTTGTAAGTCACCTGTAACTTTATATAAATCCTCCAAGAACAAATCTTGGTATTCTTTCATTGCTTGTTTGTATTGTCCCGATTTTGGGTCAGATACTTTTAATGGGTGGTCAGCAGGTAAAACCGGTGTAGTAAAGTTTTTCAATATCCATTGAGCATATTTACCAATCTTAACCTTTTCCATATCTTCAGGTCTGATTTCATCAATATCTTTCCCTTCAGGAAATCTTGATGTGGGGTCAGCGGCGATTAAAGCAACTAACGTTTCAAAAGGCATCATTCCTTTCAACCCTTTTTCTTTCGGTTTTACAAATTTGTCAAATAAAACTTGAAATCTTGAGCTCTCAATAATCAAGTCTTTAAGTATGTTGGTAAATCTAATAGCCATTGTCGTATGTTTTATAATATAAATATTACAAAGTTAAGAAAAATATTGAATTAGTAGTTCATAATAAGGAGTTCTTCTCCCATATTTTGTTTTGTTCCCTTCTTAGCCGCTGCAGCCTTTGCAAACTCTTTTTTAACCCAAGTGTACTGACCTTCAGGGAACCATTCATGTAAAAGGTCAAAATCGTAGTAAGATAGACTAAATTTACCTTTAACTTCTTTCAACACGTTAGCTAATCTTTCATGGTCTTCTCTATCAAAATCATGGTTTGAGTAGTAGTTTTCAGTCTTCCAATAAGGTGGGTCCAAATAGATATAAGTGGTTGGTGAATCGTACTTTTCTATCACGTCAGCAAAGTCCATATTCTCAACTTCGGTAATTCTTAAAAAATGTTCAACCCAATCAGGTTTAGATAGTTTGTCTCTGAATGTAAGGTACTTTGATTTGTACTTACCTTTAAGGTCAATAAATGAACTTGTTTCGGGTTTACTACCACTAAATACTTGCGTAATAACATAAACATATTTAGCAGCAATTTCGTAATCGCCAGGTTCTACGCTGAAACCTTCAGCGAATATTTCAGCCTGAAACCTTACAAATTGTTCTTTATAAATTTCAGGAGTAACTTCCTCACCATATTTTTGACATTCAATGTTATTGATTGCCTTTAATAATTCACTTGGGTTCTGTATACACTTAAATAGGTTATAATTAAGTGGGTTAAAGTCGTTGTAAACCACTTTTTTAAGATTAGGGTACTGTTTCAAGTCCATATTAAAGAAACACCAAAACATTCCACCGAATGTTTCAACATACGTTTCCATATCTTTATCATAGAAAGGGACTATCCACTTTCCAATTTTACTTTTACCTCCGATGTATGATAGCATATTTTTTTATGTAAAGTTAATTGTTTTTTGTTTATATGTCAAACTATAGTATTTATCATTATAAAAAATATAACAATGGGAAAAGAAAAGGCAACAGAAGTTACAGGATGTAACACATGTAAAGGTGGATTATCTTTCAAACAAAAATGGATTTTAGTATTAGCAGCATACATGTTTGGTGCTACCATATACTCAACTATCGAATTAGTTAAGTACCTCTCCAATTTGTTCTAAAACCTCTTTAATTTTTTCTTGGTTCTTGATTTCTTTTTTTGTGACAAATATTTTCACATAAAAATCACCTGGTCCATCATTAAATTTATATCCTTTATTTTTAACCCTTAAAGGAGTTTCAGTATCGAACCCGTCAGGTAGTTTTATTTTTAAATTGCCTTCAGGGTGTGTAACTTCAATTTGCTCGTCAAGTAACATATCCACAGGACTTATTCTTTTATTTAATATCAAATCTCTACCATGTTTTTCGTAGTTATCCTTTTTTACCATATTGATTTTTAATATTAAATCTCCAACCATTTTAGTTGGTGGGTTATAGTCTCCTTTACCCGCAACTCTCATAAAATCACCATCATCAACATTTGATGGTATGGAAACTGATATTTTCTCAACTTTTTGAGTCATTCCAACTCCATGACATCCTCCACATCTATTAGTGATAGTACTACCACCTCCATGACATTCGGGACATTGTGTTTGTATATTATGAACAAACATTCCAGTACCAAATCTTTGGATTATGAACCCGTTACCTTTACACGTATTACAAACTTTTCTATCCCCGCCATTACCATTACAAGTAACACAACATTCCGTTGCGTTGTAATCTAAAATTTTATTAAAACCAAAGAATGATTCTACTGGTGTTATTTCAACATTTATAACCTTATCAGGGGCCTTTTGTCTTCTCATCTGACCACCACCATTAAAGTGGTTGAATATGTCATCAAAACCCATACCACCACCAAAAGGGTTGTTTCTTCGATTATTGTATTCGTTTCTCTTGTTTTCGTCGCCAATGTTCTCGTAAGCCTCAGTTATATCTTTAAACTTTTCTTCTCCGTTTGGGTTTACATCCGGGTGAAATTGTTTACTCAATTTTCTATATGCTTTTTTTATTTCATCAGCAGACGCGTTTTCGTTTACGCCTAAAATTTCATAATAGTTTTTCATGTCTAATAACTACTTAATTGTTTTATTTAAAAATAAGATAAAAAGAAAGATTATCAAATCATATTCTACGGAAAAAAACGCACTTGTCAAGTTTAAAGAATTGATAAAAAAAAATGATGAGGTTCTTTTTGAAAAGAGGGTGGAAAATGCTTGTGATGTGAATTTTGAAGTTGGTTTGTTAACTAATAAAATTAAAACTCAAAAAAGTTTATTCATTGTCGATTCCATTGGGAGGAATAACCCGGTAAATTTGGAAAATCCTGATTATGTATTTTTAGATATTAAACCTTATAAGGTAGAGGAGACGGTCTTTGATTGGCAAAGACAAGAAAAGATAACAATAGATAGGTTATTAAGGTTATATTGTAAGAAAAAGGACTTTAAAAGTATTTTTACCCTACATAATAAGTTATGTATACAAGTAGAATTGGATGTTAGTCTATTTTCACTAAAGGATAGTGATGAATCTGAAAGATTATTAGAAGTTTTAGAAAATTATTTCAGGGATAATGGTCGTACTGATGCTATGTTCATAAAGGACGTATCGTCCGCACAAAGAAAATGGATATATCAAACTTTAGAAGATAAAGGGTTTGATAAAAAACGATTATATCGTTTGAAGACTACTTTTTCGAAAAGGTAAAGTCAACGTTACCTATTGATACCACACATTTGGTATCTTGTGTTCTGTTATTTAAATTTCTCATTAAACTAGAAAAGGTGTCGTCATCCAACAACACCTTAACTTCAGTTTGTCCATTCGATAAAAATGAATCCTCAATGATCTCGACAGCTTTAGCTAATTTTGTTAATTCATCCCTAAAGTTCTCAATATTCTTTCCCATAAACTATACTTCTTTTCAACCAAATCATTATTAACGATTTGACTTTGTTTGTATTTTTTTATCTCCTCAGAGATAGACTTTTTATAGTCTTCGTTTTGTTTTTCAGAAAGTTTTCTTTCTTCATTAAGCTGGTTCAGATGTTTTTGCATCTCCCCCGTCGACATCTTGTGGTTCATTACTCATCAATTTTGTTAGTTCTTCCATGTCAAACTTTAACCCCTTAAGGCTATCTAAGTTCTCACTTTCAAAAATACTTTTCAATTCTTGTACCTTACTCTTAAATAGTTTTTCTTTCTCTTCTCTTTCTATATTTGTCTTAATAATAAAGTCCAAAGTTTCTTCAACAACATCTAAAAGTTCTTTTTTGTTTTCACAAACAAATGAACTCACAATTTTTCCATCTTGAGATTCATTTTGTAAGAATTCAACACCATCTGGTGCCTTTTTTAACATAACCCAACTAGTAGGGAATGTCATATCTAAACTTACGTAGTTTTTAAGAACTCTTACAGATTTTAAATATTTAGATGTTTTGTTTATAAATTGGCTATAAATCATTTTTTACAGATATATTAAATAAGTTATTATGTATGCTAGAAAAACACCATTAAGTATAGTTTCTCTCGTTTCAATTTCTAATGGTTTAGGTGGTGTTGATAAAAACGACCTAAAGAAATTTATAATCAATCTAAGTATGACTAAAATTGAGAACACGAATAAAAACCCCAATACAGGTTGAATTAAATTAAGCATCTTTTTCTGTTTTACTATGAGTTAAAATTTCACCTCTAAGTTTTTGAACTGCGTTTTTTAATTCTTGAGAAACTTTTCTCGCTCTAACACCTGCAGATTTATTACCCGCATAAAATTTTGTCGTATCTACTGACAATGTTTCAACCAATGTTTTAATTTGTTCTAATGTTTCCATTTTTTTTAAATTATTTTTTTATTTTATTTAACAATAAAACCTTTACCAGAATATGTAAATAACCTTTTTACATTATTTTTAAAGATCTTTCCAATACTTTATATATGTCCGTGAAGATTTCAATATCTGATTTAGTTTTTTTTCCACCATTATCAAATAACTGTGTGAAGAACTCATTGATGGTGTCTTTAACTTTTTGGTCTGGTTGGTTATAAAAAACCTCAAAGAAAAATGATTCGAAAAACTCAGAGTCTGACTCATTAAATTTAAAATCGATGTTTTCTTTATTAAAGTTTTCTATTGTTTTATTCCAACACCATTTAAAGTGTTCTTTCTTTTGTTGGTCTGTCATTCCAACTCTCGTTTCTTTATTATCTGAGAAATCATCACCCAAATACGTTTCTTTTAAAAGTATTAGAAATGAGAAACAAAAATCTCTAAATAATTCTGTAAGTTCAGGGATGATATTATTAGCCAAATACCAAGCAGTTATATCCTCTTGGTTCATGGGTTTGGCCAGCCAATCAAAAAAACGACCCATATTACTATTAGTTTCCATTGTCTAATAGTAATATGGGTCTATTTAAAATTGTAGATTAGATTATTGTGTTTTTTGAGTATAAGTTAAAATATTTTTCATTCTTGTAATTTCACTTAATACTTGTTCACTTTCTTTAGATTCTAAATTTAACATAATTTTAGAAGCCTTATCAACCTTATTACCTGAAGTGTCATTACTAATTGGTTGTGGGGCTTTATTGTATGCCTTCTTTTTAAGTTTTGATAATAAATTATCTTTTCTAATTTCGTTTCTTTTTTTATTGTTCGGTGTTTCTACAGCATTTGCCCAATCAGGGTTATTACCTGTTCTTGACGAACCAACAATATTGTCACTCACCCAATCCTCATCAGGATGTATTTCATCGTAGTCAATATTCTCTAATGCTGCTGCGGTAAAGTTTTCAACATACTCTTCAACAGCATTTGAAGCTTTGTATGCCATTTTTTCCATTTCTTCCAATTCACCGTTACCAGCCGGGAAATGTTTTGGATTCATTTCATATTCACCTTTAGACATATCTTTAAGATATTCTTTCATTTTTTTAACAACATCTTTAATGTGGTCATCATTCTCTTTTTTAGATTTACCTAAAGAAGATTTCAATACATTCTGAGCACTTACAGATTTACCTTTTTTCTTTTCTTCTAATACGATGTTTTCAATTATATCGATAATCTCATTCTCAGTGAATAAAAATGTTTCTTCATTGTTCAATTCCAATTCGTAAACTTCAGACTCTTCTCTTCTTAAAATTTTAAAGTCTTCTCTGTCGATTCTTCCGTTTTTATTTTTATCGATTTTACTTTGGTTTCCGTGCAATTTTTCTTCTAATTCAGTTTCATTATAGTCACCACATTCAACACATTCGGCTTCCTCCATTTCAAAATCATTCCATTCAGATTCCTCATCATCTAACTCAGAATCGATAACATCATTTTCAACGTCATCAATACCTCTAAGTAATCTTTCAACGTCTTCAATTGACATTTTCTTAGGTAATTTTTTATTACCAAATCTTGGGTGTCCGTCATCCATACCACCTAACTCTTCAAGTGGTTGTTCATATGTGTTTCCACACTCCGTACACTCACCTTCATAAACCATACCTCCACATTCACAAGTTTCACCGTGTGATTCAAACAACTTATTTTTAACTTCTGAGATTCTACCTGAAATCTCTTCAGATAACACTCTATTTACTATTTTCATTATTTCTTTGTCCATAACTAATAAATATCTTTAATTTTACAAATTATCATTTATCACCATTAATAAGATGTTTTTTATTTCTGTTTCACTTAATCCTGTCTTAACTGATACATTATAAATTGCCTCTTTCATTGGTGATTTTCTTTTTTTGCTTACATTTTTTTTCTCCCCTTTACGTAAATTAAGAGCATTAATGTCTCCTTGATTACAGTAAGGGAATGTTTTACATTTCTCTTTAACTGAGACAAAATCTCCTCCTGGAATTTGTGTACTTCTCCATGAACTTCCTTTCCCCCTTAACGTATTACCTTTCATATTAACATCTTGGAACCCCGGAGCATCGTACGCACCAACAGAACCAGATCCAGTGGCTTCTGTGAATTCACCCTCCTCAGTTGCTTCTATTTTTTTAGAACAAACACATTTAGATTTTACTCTATCACAAGAATCACAATACTCTTCTTCTCTAACCTCTTTAACTTTTGGTCTTTTGTATTCACTCCTCGCAACGTCATCTTTAGCAAACATACTAAACGCAGGACCGGTATATCCACCAGCAGAAGATGCTCCTGTGGCCTCTTTTGGTTCTGACATTTCTTTAAATGCCTCACTCACGATAAAATCAATATATTTTTTGTCCATTATTTTAAATTTTTAATAGTATTTTCCCATGTTGATTTTTTAGCCCATAGAAAATAATAGAATTCAACAAAAGCCTTTCTAATGAAGTCATTAATATCACCTCTAAGCTTTCCTGACTTCATATCTTTTTTAATTTTATCAATTAATTGGTCCTCAAATTTTTTAACCGTAGTCGCCTGTAGAAAATCTTTTATTTCTTTTCTTACTAAAGTTTCAATTTCTTTTTTGTCTTGTTGTGAAATAGCCATTATTTAGAAATTGAAAATATAGTTAATGTTGTCAATAATGCTCCTCCAATTATTGAAAAGAGTGTGTTTTTTGTTTTTAACTTTCTCACTTCTTTGGATAACTCTTTGTTTTGTTCTTCTACTATTGCGAATTTTTCCTTTTCTTTTCCGATTATAAGTTCGTAGTTTTTCTCTTTTTGTTCCATTGTGGTGATAATACCCTGTTGTACATTAACTTTCTTTTGTGTTTCGGATAACTCAATAACTGTCAATTTGTGAACCGCAGTTAACGAATCTAAACGATTAAGGTCTAACGCCATTTGTTTTGCCGCTTTATATGGGATACAAATTGTTGTTGTATCTACATATCCTTTTTGTGAAAATGCCATTATTGGTAAAACCATTAATAACATAAAAAGTAATTTTCTCATTTTAGTAATTATATCTTTCGTGAAATAGTTTATCAATTTCGGATGGTTTCATTCCTGAAATCTTCTCACCTTGTTCTTTATAATATTCTTTAACAATTACCTTTTGATTTTGAACTTTATCTATAGTTGAGTCAATATGTCGTAATTCTTTTTTATAACCTTCTATCTGTTTATCTAATTTTTTTTGATTTTCAATTAACAAGTTAATGTCCTTATCTAATTGTTCTAATTTATATTTATTCAACTCCGACATCTCAGGTTTTGGGGTTAACATAAAAATAATAAGGTATAATAAAACTATACCACCGATAATACCAACAAAAAGTTTCCAATATTTTTTAATGAATTCCATATTACTCCTCTTCAGTTTGTTTAGTTTTCTTTCTAAGTGATATCACTTTAGCCCATTTTGATTTGAATTTTTCCTCAAAAGAAGTTAATTTACCTATAAGGTCAACCAAAGTTTGGTCTAATTTTATCATATCACCGTTGATGTATACTCCATTTTCTTCACCAATTGAGTAGAAAAACTCAATGTCTGCGTCTAAAATTTTACCACTCCATTGTGCTGAATTTTCGTAAACATTTAACACCCCAAAGTCAGAAAGGTCCGATACGTCAGTAACAAACTCATCCATAGTTTCCTGAAATGATTGTTTCTCATCTGTGGTCAACTGTAAATCTTTTTTATCTTTACCGTGAAGAGTTAATAATCCACCAGATATTCTATATGTTTTACTTTTGTCTTTTTTAACCTCATCAGGGTTAATTTCTGTCTCATCATCTTCAATTCTATCTTCAATGCTTTTTGCCAAATTATTAACGGTAGCCTGTTCCATTAACATTTTAGATCTTTTAAGAAGTGATTTTATCTCGTCGTAACTATTCATAATTTAATTAATTCTTGTAAAAGTTTAAAATCAAATGAAGGATTAACGTCTTTATTTGAAAAGTCAAAATTACTTTTAGAGACCACACCTTTAAAATTTTCAACACCATCCTGTTTAACATTATTACCTAAACAGTTTTTAGGAATTTTAAATTCATCACAAAGTTCAACGATTAGTTTTGATAAACTTTTCATTTGTTCTTCATTGTATGGGTCCCAAAAAAAATTATCTCTCCATTTTTTTTCGTAAACCTTTTGTTTATAAATATCACCAATCCAATTAACGTACGAATTTTCTAAAGGGTTTTTTTTCAACCACCCATAATTCTCCATACAAATTATAATTGAGTACTTATCAACCATTTCGTCACACATAAATTTTGAGTATTTTTCTGGCGGAATAATCTTAAACACCTCACCCTCTTTATTAATTACGTAATTTGGTAAGTAAGGATTTTTTTTATTGTATCGGTATCTTAAAGAATTAATATAATCTCTATGATTTCTTTTTGTTTCCGCAAGAATTATTTGTCTTTTTTTCTTATTTTCACCAAGAGAATTAAATTCTATTGATTCTGAAAGATTTTTGGTTTCCTTCTCTATTAACATAGGATAGTCTTTTGGGTGGTGTAACCAATTCAGGTTCCGGTGTTATTGCTTCTTCAGTAATATCCTCAGGTACGGATTCCTCGACAACCTCCTCACCATTATTTACTTCTGTAACTTCTTCATTCTCCTTAGAGTTATTGTAATGTTGTTCTAAAAATTTTTCAAGTAAACTTAACTCTTCTTCAGTTGGTGAGATTGGTTTTTCCGTATTAATAACTTCTTGTAGTTCTATTTTACCCGCTTCTTTACTTAATTCATCAATATCAACTTGGGGGGTGACTTGGGGGGTGTGATCTTCTTTTTTTCTACCGTTTTTAAACGCTTGATTAGTGGCAATCACCAATGTAATCGCAAGTGGGTCGAATACAAATATTAGAAGTAAGATGAATAAGTTAGCAACTTTTTTAACATCCCATCCAGATATTTCACTTATGTATTTAATAGCTCCTAACTCACTCCCTTCAAGTTCTGCAGATTCCATATCAAGTATTTCTATATCCAATTTTGTGATACTATCATTCATGCCATCAATACGAGTTGCAATTTTGTCTCTATTTTCTGTTGTGAGTTTTAATTGTTCTTCAAATGATTTACGATTGGCATTATTCGCCTTTGTGATAAGTTGACCTGTTTGTCTATCAACCGATTGTGTTGTAGTATTGTTAGATAACCCATCTCGTAATTTTGATATGTCCTTATCTAAAACGTCTTTTTCTTTTTGAAGTTCTAACTTAATTTCATCGAAACGGCCCTTTTTAACCTCAATGTTTTTAATTTTTTTGTTATTGATTTCAAGTTTTGCAATATTTCCCTGAAACCCTGTACTTAATAAACCATATATTCCAAGTGAGGTTATTAACGATAAAGTAACGAGAGCAATTGTAAGGTATAGTTTTAAAACCCCATAGGTTACTTTCCATTTATCGTGTAAGTAAGTCGCAATTGCAATCTTTGATATCTCTAAGAAACTTCCCATAATGATTACAGGTAGGGCAACTCCGACAAACACGACAGATAATCCAACAACACTATAATATGCGGCAGTTCCCGATAATCCAAGAGCGCAAAATAATAAAAACCAAGGTAAAAAATTTTCTTTCATATTTCTAAACTATAGTAAATAAATAGTGATTATAAATAAATAACTAATATACTATTGTCTTTACGGGATTCTAATCTAACTCTTGTTGATTTTTTTTCTTCATCTTCAGTTTTCAAAAACTGACCGTCTTTTGAAAATGCTGAAGTTATTATATAGAAAAAATTACCTTCTTTTTTTAATAACACTTCAATGTAAGAAAAAACATCATTATCTTCATTATCTTTTCTTTTTTTTACAAATATGATTTGTTTGTTTTCGGGATTTTCATCTTCAAAAGAATAATAAATTTTCATTAAATTACTTTCAAAAAAATCCTTTACCATCATATCAGGAACTGCAATTCTTGGTGGTTTTTGAAACTTAGACCTTCTGGTTTCTAAATATTCATTGTACATATCAACCAAATCATCATAGCTTTGGTTTCCAAATCTTTCAACTCGTTGGTGTTTTGTTGATAACAACTGAATCAACTTTTTATCAATGATATTAGAAAATAAAACTGTAGGTCTGTATTGTTTACCTCGATTCTCCAATATAACTTTTGTTAGTTGATTTAATAGTTTCATATTATATAAATACAAAAAGGGTGAGAAAACTCCCACCCTTTTAATTTTTCCGTATCGATTTGAGGATTTTAAACCCGACACACTAACCGCGGTGTCACGACGACTTACGACCCAAGGAGTAAGCTTCCCGTTCTTTGTGTTAATCACATTGACAATACAAATATATATATTTTATTTGAATTACCAAAACTATTATCACATATATTCAAACAAATCTGAACATTCATTTCTTAATTTACGAAGTGCCTTTTCTTTAATCTGACGAACACGTTCTTTTGTTAAGGAAAAATCGGAACCAATATCTTCCAATGTACGTGGTGTGCCGGTAATTCCATAGTAATCTTCTACTATCATACGTTCTCTCTCGTCAAGGACCGACATAATCCCCATCATTTTTTCTTTTAATACGTCCTGTGTTGAGAATACTTCGTCGGGTGATTCGACATTTTCATTTTTAATGATGTCAATTAGTGTGTCTCCGTCTTCATTGATGTGCATATCCAAGTCAATCATTCTTGGTAGGTTTGCGAATTTGTCTGACAAATCTTTGCTCGTCTTTTCATTTTCACGTTTTTCTTTTTGCATGTCTTGTACAACGTTGACCGGGAGACGGATGGTACGTGAATTATCATTTAATGATTGTAAAATAGATTGTTTAATCCACCAAACAGCATATGAAATAAATCTGTTTTTCTTTGACCAATCAAAGTTCTTAATGGCCTTCATCAAACCAAAATTACCTTCAGCAATTAAGTCTGATAAATCAACTCCTTGATTTTGGTATTTTTTAGCAACTGTAATAACGAAACGTAGGTTACCTTCTAACATTTCTTTCTGAATCGCATCGATTTCTCTTTGTGAGCAATCTTCCGATATGATTCTTTCAGCTAACACCTTTTCTCTTTCAGGTGTCATAACTTTTAATTTTCTAATATCCTTTAAATAAATTTGAATTTCATCCTGATTTAAAGGGTTAGTTGATTTGATTTCCTCCATTTTTTCTCGTTCCATAATTGTCTAAAATTTGTTTTTCTCTTTCTGTTAATGACTCTACTCCTTCTTCTGATATTCTATCTAATATTTCATCTACACTAGGTTCTTTTTGTTTTTCTTCCTCTTTTTTAAAAAAGTTTGGATCCATAATTGGAAATAACATATGAAACATGTTATCCATTTCTTTTTTATTTGTTTTTACACTTATCTCATTTATCTCTATACTTCCAGTCTTATTCTCTGTTTTTTCTCCGTCAATATTTAAAAATTCTTTCTTAAGTTTTCTGTCCATTTTGATATCAAAACTTTCACCAACCTCAACTAAAAAATATTGTTCGGTGATATCATTTAATACCATATCAACATACTCTTTTAAATTAAAGAACGTCTCTCCACTTCTAAAATGACATACCATACCAAATTCTCCGTAGTTAAACTTTAAAAACTTTGAGCTTACGACACTTATTAATTGATACGAGATTTCATCCGCGAAGGTTTCAGTTAAGGAAAAATCACCAAACAAAAATAACATATATCTTTTATCTAATGACTCCATTTTTTCTTTATTCTCTCTTCCCATAAATATTTCTTAAAACTGTTTTACAAATATAATATAAATTTAAATACCTATGTGGCTAATTGGGAATTTGTCGAAATAATATTTAAACCCTTCTCTATCTAAGTATTTTTTTACGGTGTCGTATTTTTTTTTTAGGAACCAATCACTAAGTAAGTAGAAATAATCAATATCATAACCCAAACCTTCACATAATGTTGTCAAAACATAGTGTTTGTAATGTGCGGTCTCAATTTTTTCGTCAGCCGATCCAGGCCCCTTTTGAAATTTGTCATCACCAAAATAAATTTTATTTGTTTGGTAATTTACAAAAACTACATCAGGTAATAATTGTTTTGAAATCCTATCTTTCCAATTAATCCCCTTTGGTGTTAAAAATTTTTTATAGAACGAGTGTTTTGGGCAGTATAATCCGATTAAAGTCCCATTTTTAAAAACTTCATTATTTTTGTTTACCTCCACACCATCAACATTTTCAAGTGCACTTAATAAATTCATTTTTTTTTCAAATGCTAAACCATTTTTGTTTGTATTTGAACCTCCTCCGTGTTTATTTCCTTTTCTTCCCATAACACTACAAAGATAATGAACATTATTAACTTCCCAAAGAATCTGACGTAATTTTTATTCTTTCATTACATATATCCACATATTCTTTTGAAATTTCACTACCAATATAGTCCCTATTCATTAAAATACACATTTTAGCAACAGTGCCAGAACCAATAAATGGGTCATATATTAAATCCCCTTCATTGGTCCACGTATTAATGTGGTCCCTAACCAACTCTTCAGGAAAAATCGCTGGATGTTTATGTGCTATCTTATCTTTAGATGCGAATCCACCACCATTAACGTACCTCCAAATATTATTTCTAGGACTAAAATCAGGAACAGGTTTAATATTACCAACCTCAACTAATTGCTCGTTTTCACCAATACGTTTAGTATTTTTACCCCAATTTGTATGACCTGCCCATTTATTTGGTTTATCACAAATAAGATTTGCAGTTTTAGGTTTTCCTTTAGAAAAGACAAACATATACTCAAATATTTGAGTGTACCGATTACTCTTAGCACTTGATGGATATGAACTTGAATTTTTTTCATATATCATAGTGTCATGTAATAAAAATCCAGCATCCATAAATTTTAACGCTTGTCTAAAACTAGTACCACTCTCGGACCCTTTAATTACTTGGTCATTTACAACCCAAACAACCACACCACCTTTCTTTGTGGTGCGGTAAAGTTCAGGTGCTAATTTATCTATATCAAATGAAAATCCATTATACTTTCTAATGTCATCATAGGGTGGTGATGTTATCACCATATCGTAATAATCATCAGACATTTTAGATAAAGTTTCTAAATTATCTTCCAAATATATATTATTTTTTTCCATACTTAATTATAGGTGATAGTCACTAACTAATCAATTTCGATATGTTATTTTCTTTTGTGATTTTAACAGTTGAGTCAGCCCATTGCGAAACTAAAGGCGAGTGGGTTATAACAAAGATTTTTTCAAAATATTCTTTAATCTTAACAAAGAACTCATAAACCATATCCAAGTTATCGTTACTTATTTTTCCAAATACCTCATCAAAAACGATCACATTTGGTTTTGGTAAACTACATATCTTACTTAGTACTGAACGTAATGCCAACGACGCTATTGTTTTCTCATAACCACTACCAGAAACCATTAGTTTTTCTACACCACTACTATTATCAACCATCATGAATTCAACCTCATTCTTATCGTTAATTCTAATTTCTAATTTGAAGTAACAAGAATCCTCCATCAATCTTTGTAATTCAGAGTTTATTAATGGCATCATGGTTTTCATTATAATTTTAGAAACACCGTTCTTACCATAAGCCTCCAAATAAATTTTATAAATCTTTTCTTTTTCCTCCTCCTCTTTGATCTTAACAATTAATTTTTCATTATTTGTTATCTTTTCTTCTTTAGATTTAATCTCATACTCGTTGGCAGATATTACATTGTTTTTGGTTCTTTTCAAGTTATCCAATTCATCTAATCTTAAATCAGCCTTAATTAACATGGAATCAATTTGTTGATTCTGTTTAATCTTATCTTGAATCTCTTCGTATCGTTTTAACTTATCTTTTAATGCTCCGATTTTTAAATCACACGACTCGATTGATAACTCATATTTTTCTTTGATTAATTTGTTTTTTTCATATTCATCAAATTCTTTTTTAAGTTGTACGAACGATTGTTCTTTGTTGGATAAAACCGTCATTAACCCTTCTTTTTCATCTTTCTGTTGGGTATATCCATCAAGTTCAGCTATTTTAGCATTTGTAATTGCCGCATTCATTAACTCGATACCACAGTGTTCACACTTGATTCCACCTTCAACAGATGACTTCAATTTTTTAATAGATGATATTTCAGTATCAATTCTAACAACGTCTTTGTAGACTTCATTATACTCTTCTTTAATCTTGTCGTGTTCTTCTTCTTTATAAAATTCAGAAGGTTCAACAACTTTCAATTCATTAATTTTCGAAATAAAACCAGATTTATTATACTCAATACCTTTAATTTCTTCTTCGGTGTTCGTTGGGTTAAGTACCGCAATTTCTTGGTCAATATCGGAATGTTTTTTCTTTAACATATCGTCACGATATTCTTTCCCTTTTAAAATCTTTTCATCGATATCAGTTAACTCTTGTTTAACCTCATCAATTTGGGTGTTTAACTCTACAATCTTATTTTTTAAATCTTCATTATCCCCCTTTAATTGTTCAGAAGAATAAACGTTAGACATCTTTGATTTTGAAAATTCAGAATAAACTTCTTTCGCAGTTTCCTCTTTAGTTTTTAAAAACTCTAATCCCATGAATCTCGATAATACCTGACCTCTCGCTGTTGGTTTTGCCTCTAACAATTCTTCAAGGTTTGTTGCAGTTGTTAAGATTGTCATTAGGAAGTCCTCTTTGGTACCAATAGACGTTTTAATGAACGCTTCAGTCTCTCTTCGTTGTTCTCCTTGAAAGTTCTGTAAACTACCGTCAGACAACTTCTTAAAGAAGTCTAATTCAGTTTTAACGTTCCAATCACCCTTTTTGGATAACTTTCTTTCAATCGTTCTAATGATAATATAATCCTCACCATCGATTGTTACTTCACCTTTTACAGTTACTTTGTTTTTGTCCGTAAATCTGTTGAATATCTCTTCCGCCTTTGTAGTTTTAGTCGTTTCATTAAAGAAAAGAAACATTAATAAATCTACCGATAATACTGTCTTACCACCAAAGTTTGGTGGGTTGGATTCAATAACAACAATACCATTAAGATTATCAAAATCCAATCTTTGGTTTTCGCCATATGATAAGAAATTGGAAAATTCTATGTTTCTGATATACCACTTTTTAAATTGTGTTGATTCTTCTTGTTTTTCGAGCATTTTATTTTCAACCATACGGTTGATAGATAAAATATTTTCGTGATAGTTCTCATAACCTTTAGATTCTAAAAACTTTTTAAGAAGGTCTAATTGGTAGTTTGCATCTGAAATGTTTACAGACACATCAATGCTTTGCATCGTGTCTTTTTCGACATTCTTTACTTTTGTCAAGACATTAACATTAGTAGTATTATACTTCTTTTGGAAGTAATGTTTCACACTTTTGATTTTGTCTTGTGTGAAATTTTCAGGCAAATCTTCCCACACAACCTGAACAGTTGGGTTTTCAAATTTAGAAAAATCCAATTCTTTAATCATAATTTCGTAGTTAAATGGTTTACTCTCCTTGAACAGATCCAACTGGTTCTGCGGTATCTTCAGATACTTCATTAGTTACTGTTTCTTCAACAACATTATTTTCTGTTTCTGCAGACATTTTAGAAAACTCTTCTCGTAATTTTTCCATTTGTTCTGTCATAGCCTCATTCCACTGTTTAGAAATAAAGTTTTTTTCTTGTTGTAATCTTCTGTTTCTTTTTTCCACTTTTGCTCTATGAGCCTTTGCTGCTTTTCCCATTTTATTATTATTTGTTATTTATTACTCGGTCTATTTTCTTCGAACCACTCTATTATCGCATTGATTCCCCATACAAATCCAGCACTTAACATTCCATCATAAAATACTGATAAAAATTTATTAAGTCCAATAAACTCAGTGTTTGGTGAAAAATAAGCCAAAGATAAAAAGAATCCGACCCATGTTGATGTACATAACATACATTTAATTAATGATGACACAAACGAAAACACGGGAGTTAATAAAAATAACCCAACCCCTGGTTGTGCGTTTTTGTGTATCCAATTTCTCAATCCATTAAAAATTGATCCATATACTAAAATTGTCGTCATTCCATAGGCTACGACTGCCCAAATTAATAAATTCATAATTATCTGTATAAATCATCGTTTAGGTTAGAACCTCCATGAAACCTAGCCTTCGTTGTATCCACCGGTTTATTTTGTTCTAACAATTGTTTATTTAATTCTTCGTTTTTGTTTTTTAAATCCCTAATCTCAGACATTAAATTTTGGATAGTTTGTTGTAACATATTTAGCTTATTATTTGTTACAGGTATATCTAAAGTTCGTCTAAGTTCATCTAGTTCAACATCCTTTTTAGCTATTCTATTTTGGAAAATATTTTCCATTTCTAAGGTTTTAGTGGAAAATTCTTCTCTAATTATACCGATTTCGGTCGTTTTAGTAGAAATCTCTTGGTCCAACTGTTGTATTTTTAACAACAACTCATTTAGTTGAGTATCATCAGAGGTATAGATTATTTTCTCAACCTCCTTTATAACTTCAACAGGAACTTCCTTAATAATCTCAACTATTTTCTCAACCTCTTTGATGACTTCAACAGGAACTTCCACAGTAACTTCCCCTCTAACTTCCCCACCTAATAGACCGTACTTCTTAATATTAAATCCTTCTTGGAAACACTTATACATAAACTCATCGATATTTTCAATATCATTTAGTTTACAATATTCGGTCACAGATTGTATTGTACTATTATTAAAGATTTTTGAGTCTTTCTGTTCCATTTTCAATGTCCTCGAATGATTTAATTTCAAACTTTAAAAAAGGTTTAGGGTTATCTAAATCAACATATGAATAATCTTTGGTTTCAACCTCATAAACCCCATATCCGTGTCTACCAATACTTTCACCAATGTTGTTTTGAATTGTAGACCCAATCATATAACCTTTACCTCCTTTGATTTGAAACTCGGCTCGTTTGTGGATGTCTCCACATAATACAGTCTCTAATCCGTCAAACTTTTCAATCTCATAAGCCTCGTCCCCAAACTCAAATCCAAGGTCGGTCTTTAAACCCGATATCGGTCCGTGAAATAAACCAATACGTCTACCCTTCGCTTCCGTGATATCTGGCGGTATATTCCCCTGATATTGTGAATACACACACCAACTCACGTTATCATCCTCATATACCCCTCTATCTCTATAATAAACAATATTTGGATTATTTAATGAGTTAATAATCGGTGTTAACGCATCCAATCTTTCAGTATTGTTTACTAAAAAGTCGTGATTACCAGGAATGATGATTGTTTTAGCGATAGATGAACATTCGGTTAAAATCCAAGCAACAAACTCAATTAACTCAGGTGTCATTTGATTTTTAGAATGGACTAAATCACCGGTGAAGATAATTCTATCAGGACCTAATTCTTTCCATTGTTCTATTCCCTGTTCTAATATTGAACGGTATAAATCATGGTCTTTATATAATCTGACATGTAAATCAGAAAAATGTACTAGTTTCTTAATCATTTAAATTTTCTTTTGTTCCACAGTATACTTCATATGGAGGTTTGTAAGGGTTAATTTCATTTGGAAAAGGGTTTATTGGAAGTGTTGGTACCCAATCGGTTCGTTTTAACGTCCCAATTTCAGGTTCATCCTTAACCTCTTTCATTTTCTCTAAAATTAGGTCAACTTCTTCCCGTCTATATTGTGTCCAATGTCTATTAGTTACAAATCCATCTAACCAATAATAAAATTCTTTATACGTCATACTAATTCTCTACTATATAAGTTAGCCAATATAATTCTCGCAAGTTTAAATTCTTTAGCCCTATTCAATCTTAAACCAAATGCTAATGAAATATTTTTAAGATGTGGATATGCCTCAGTTAATGTCATTTTACCTATTTCCATTTTAATCGAATAATACAAAATCTTCATTCATGTGACCACAACTATTACACATGTAAGTTGGGAAAGGTACGATAGTATCTTCGTGACTTCCTGTTAATAACTTAGGTACTTTCTTTAAAAGTACTACTTCTTTGAAGTATTTAGACCCACAATCACTACACGTAATAGTTTCTTGTTGTCTTAAATCGATTTTTGGTTTGATAATATCGTCCATATTATTTTATGATGTAGTTTATTGTTAATTTAATAGGTAATAAATGGTCCCAACTTGACGTTGTTGTCCATGTAGGTGTAATTGTTACTTCCATAATGTAGTATAATAGTTTTAGTTTATTTAGTCAAATATTGTTTAATATCCATGTTAAGAATTGTGTCAAACACTTCTTTCGGTATTCTATATTCCACGAATTCCATCTCATCGGTTAAGTGGACAATAACCCCACCAAAGAATTTAAGATCATCATATTTCGTCCCTTCCAACATTTTTAACAATAACTTCGCATAAAACGGAAGTTGGGTGTAGTAGTGCCCAAGTGCGTTATTTGGTAACTTTTCAAAAGGTTTTTTCATCGGTTTTGTGAAACTATTGGTCTCCATGTTTTTTGGTTTGTTAGTTTTCCAATCGGTCACCACAAACCCAAACCCATTTTTTTGTTTATTAAACATTAACCAAAATTTATCGGGTTGTCCGGTATACCCGAGTTCGGGATGACCTAATACCATCTCAGTATCTAATAAAACAGCACCTCTTTCTTCCATCAATGATAAGAAATTTTTACCCGCCTTAATCATTCTATCACCTTTCATTGTCATTTCAAGGTCACATTCATAAACAGGTTGTCTTACCTCTTTTTTTACATCAAATCTTTTTAAAGTTTCGGTTTCAAGTTCAAAATGGACTCTACTCCCCATGTTTGTTGAAGTTGTACCTGCCCTCGCCCATTCTTCCATCAGTTGTTGAGCCTCGTATGGGTCACCTTTCGCCTTCCTATATGCAGCCTCTTCGGTTGGGAACTCGTCGTAAAATAATTTCATCACTTTTGATACTGAAGGAAAGTCAGACCTAACAGTCCCATCCAAATCCTTCATTGTATATTTGTGAGCTTCCTCCTCGAAAGTTAATTCTAACTCTTTTTGTTTTTCAGATATTATTCCCCTTATCTCTTCCGCAATCTTTTTTAAATTCATTCTTTTATCTCCTCGTAATATTTTTCTATGTCACCTTTAAGGTCACAGACATCTTTATCTTTTGGTAGTCTTACCAATCTCACTCTATTGTAGAGTGCACCACCATTTAGTTTATCGAATAGTTTTTTTGCATCGTCGTACGCATCCCCATCTAAACAAACTATTATATTCTTTTTAGCCTTAGTGTATAACTTTTCCCATAAATTATCATTTATGTATTTCCCTAATAAACATATTGAATTTTCTAAAAAGAAACTATCAAATACACCCTCAACAAGATATATGTCTTTTTTCCAATCGATTAAACTTTCATTAAAAATTAAGAAGTCTTTTGCTGCTTCGGGGTTTTTGTATTTTAACTTTGACCTTGGGTTCCAAGATCTAGATACGAAAAAGTTTAATTCACCCTTTTTATTGAATGACGGTACAATTATCCTTCCGGAATACTCACCCTCAATACATAAACCTATTTGGTATTTTTCAATTATTTCGTCGGTAATACCTCGTTTTTTAAGATAGTTATACGCCTCTTTTCTTGGTATATGAAGTGGGTGTATCTCTTCAAACTTTTTAAACTCTTTCGGTAGTTGTAAAGGTTTGTATATTTTTTCTTTTTTTTCGTAATCGTCGGGTCTTATTAATTTATAAACTTTCTTATCCTTTTTAGAACCGTATTTATCAATTAATTTACCTAAATGTCCGTGAGTTCCGTGTGTTTCGGCACATGCCCAACACTTGTAAACGTGTTGTTGGAAGTTAATCTCTAAATTACCTTTACCATCCGTTTTACTCAATCCTTTTATATCGTAAGAGCAGACTGGACAGTCCACAGACATTTGTCCGCTAGACTCGTTCACACTCTTCGGTTCACCGAACATAGTAATCAATAAATCAACCAATAGGGATTCTTCTTTCATATCTAAAAGATACGAATTTTAAAGGGAATGTCAATTATCGGTATATTGACCGATAAATAAAAAACCCCACAGTTTAGTGTGGGGTTCCATATTAAAATTTATTTTTTACTGTAAATATAAAGTCGCTCTACATTGAACTTGGTACCTTTCTTTTTTACCATCTGTATAAATGAATACGGGTACATCGTAATTTATTACTCCATTTTGGTCAGGTCTAGTTGTTGTACCACCCTGTACCATTTTCGCCCTTACTTTAAGAGGAAAACTTTGTCCTGGTGCCAGAGTAATAGGTAATTTAGTGTCTACCATCATATTATCACTACTTGGTACAATTTTTTTAATTGTAAGTGGTCCTTGTCCTGAATTTTTTAAAGCTTTAAAATTAAACTCTACAGTATCTCCCCAACTTACAGTTTTTTCACCTAATTGACTTACCAATACCCCTGTTAATGGACCACCTGCTGCCGCTGGAGCACTTGCGGTTACTTCTTCTTGTTCCGCAATAACTCTTCTAACGATACGAGTTAAGTCTGACTCTGTTAATCTAACTATTCTTTTCATATTAATACGTTTCTTTTTTTATTTACTAATAAATACCAACCAATATTGAAAAATAAAAAAAATTACCAAATGTTTTGTTCTTTCATATGTCCCAAGACACAAGTATAAGAATCAGCCATATCAAAACATTCTTTTTTAAGGGTATTATTTTTGGTGTATAACCAATTTATTTGAGGTTCTTTATCTGAAACCCTTTTCCAAATGAGTTCTTTTTTGTCGATGTCTTTTGGTAGTCCACCAAATAGAACATATTTGTCTTTATCATTTTTTTGAATTAAGTCTGGCCAAGCAAACTTTCTTGAATTGTATGTTGAAATATATGAAGGTATAATTCCTAATATGTCATAAATTGATTTAGTAATCATTGAATTATATCTTAATAGTACTCCAACCGTCCACACATTATTAGAATTCAATAGTGGTTCTTCTATAACCACTTTAGTGATGCCTAAATTCCTATATCCCTCCAATTTCTCTTCAAAGGCAACAACCTTTAATAATAACTCTTCAATTTTATCTTCAGGTTTTGGTTTAATTACCGGTGAGAAGTGAGTTAATTCTAATAATTCTTTTGTTTGAATATCAAACAAACTCCACCCAATTGTTTTAGTTGAAATATCTAATCCCAACACTTTCGGTGAGTTTTTAAAATCTTGCTTTTGTGACATAATTAATTAAAAATCCAATTTAACAGGATACTGCTGAATACCTTGTCGTTTTTCAGGTGACTGTATCTTAGATACAACCATAAGCTCTTTTTCATCGTTGTAAAGAGCAACTTCCGACACATAAGGAGCTGACCCATCCCAAGTTGGGTTAGTAGAACTTAAAAATTGAGTTTGTCCTAAATTACACAGATAATTCATTACATAGATAGTTGCTTGTATGTCAGTTTGTATCGCACCGTAGAAATAATATTCACCCCCAAAGTTTAGTGTCACCCCACTATTTGCCGGTGTAGGTAATGTAATATAATTATTCAAATTATATATCGAAGCATTATCATACATATCTTTAGTGATTTGTATTGTAGTACCTGTCAAACCTGTTACAGTTAATTTACCATTTAATGTTGATGCCGATAATTGTGACATAACATCAATTTCTTTCCATAGTGTTGGATTAGGTCTTGTGGTACCACTTGATACTTTTTGAACTAATACCTTCATCTCATTCGCAGTATACCCTGTAGGTATCGTTGGGTTGCCTGACACTAAGAAAGGAAACTCACTACCAAATTTTAAAAATATATTATAGGTTGGTTGCGTAGGGTCTAAAAGACTCGGTGTTAATTTAGTATAATAATTACAGTGTAGTGAATTAGTAAACGCGCTGTTATTGAATCTATACGTCACAAAAACGGACTCAGTATTTGCACTTAACAAACCTTCGTCTTCACCCATAACTCCGTCACACGCATTCGGTATGATTGTACCAACTTTAGGTGCCGGTAAGGTCCATGAACGATTAGATTTATAATTCAATGCCGCAATTATTTCGTCATCATCAAATATCACCATTTTATAATCAGGGAAAACTTTACCAACTCTACTAGGGTACCCATTACCGTTAACGTGAGTATCCCATAAATTATAATATCTTAATCCAGGATTATTAAATTTAACATCCTTTTTAGACTGTATATAATAAGGTTGGAATAAATCAACCTGTGTAAATCCACTTGGGTCTGTGTAAAAATCTTCACCAATAGTTGCATTAGTGTTCTTGTGCCACATCAACCAAGGAATACTTAATTTAAAGTTTCTTGCCTGTCCGGTCGCACCAGGATCAGCAGAATCATATTCTTGTTGTGCAAATTTTTCTCCATAGAAATTATCAATTGCTTGGTTAGTATAATGAATAATTGCTATAGATTTTTGGTCACTCGGACTTAATACTATATTTTGGTCCATTGAATTAGTAAAATAAACCGATCCCGTATCAACTTGACCATCATTGGATTTATACCCAAAATATTCTTTTGAACCTGTATATCCTGTTGATTTATAATAATTATAATCTAAAACTTGGTTCGAGAAGACACCCGCCGGAGACTCAGTCCAAGGAATATTCATATTCCATACTTTAACATCCGATTGGGAGACATCACAATTTGTTTCATAATTAAATACGTTTGTTGCCCAATACAATTGTGGTGTTACCGAATCATACAATGCGGTCATACCCGAAGGGTAGAATAAAATATTGGAATAACCTGAATACCCCATAGACTGGAAGTTAGGTAATTGTCTATCGACTTGTATCGTCACTGTAGATGCGGTTGATGTGTTACCCGTGATACCAACAACGACATAAGTGAACATAGGAGCATTACCACTTAAAGGAGTGATTGAATTTGTTGTGAACAGAGTCAATATCATTCCAGGTGTTACGGTTCCAGAAACAGAAGGGTTAATTGAATTACTACTAATCACAAATGTAGTACCTGAGCTTAATCCACTATTCGCGACATTAAAATTAGGATTAATAGTGTATGATGACGAGGTATACGCACTAAAATTAAATGTGTTTGCGGTTGACCCCGTAAAAAATCCTCTTGGTGCTGCAGAATTAAAGATATTATCAACAAAAGACGCATCATAAGGAATACCATAAGTAGTTCCTGAAGTTGAGTCTAAGAATAATGGGTATTTAACATGGTGTCTATTTTTTTCAGGTACCGGTGTTAAATTCTGAGCATTGTATTGTGGTGACAACACGTTTAATTGTGATGGAACCATATTGTTAACACAACCATAACAAACTTCACTATCACCTATCTGAAAATATGCGATATTGAATTTTCCTTGCGACATTTTTTTTCTTGCCGCATCCGTAAGTATTGTACTTATTAATGGTCCTGTTGTTTTATTTATGTATGACATAATATATAAATATCATTTTATTGGTTTATTATCCCGTTGATTGAGTTGATGATGTCGGAGCTAAAATACCCGTCTTAGTTATACTAAATGTTATTGGCGTTACATTCACATTTAACGTCTCACAAATAGTCTGATTACTCAATGTTACATTAGTAATCGAAATAGTATTATTTATCGTACCTGTTGGTGCACAACTTGTGGATCCATTAGCCACGACTACAGTCGAAACAACAGTCCCTTTAACCGTACCGACACCAATAATTTTAGCACTATATGTTCTTGTTATCGCACTTGTAACATAATTAGAATAATTCAATGTTGCACTACATGCGGTTGTTGTTGACGCAGATGTTGTGGATAAAGTAGTACCACTAATATATGTACCCCCTCCTGTTGTTCCCGTAGAAGACGTATTAGTTGTTGTTGCTTGGACACTTCCATTACCTCTCACAACGTTAGTTATATGTGTGATATCAAACGTCAAAGTTTTTCCAACAGGTAAAGATGGGGTTACCGATACCTCCCACACAAAAGATTTACTTAATGTGGTATTACTATTGGTAATTACGGTACCATTAGCCGGAACTAAATTTAAATTAATACTATAATTACTAACATTTGTGAGTGATTGTAAATTCACGACATTCGCAGACACATTCCCAATAATATCTTGTACATATACGGTATATAACCCTGAAGGTAAATTTGTAAAAGTGTTCGATATTTGATAAGATGCTGAGTTATTATTTAATGCGTATTCATATGGAGGTGTACCTCCAATTACGTTAGTAACCTGTATTGTACCATTTTGTGCAACATCACAACTAGGAACATTACTAGTTATTATTGCAGATATCGAATCTTGACAATCACCTAAACTTAAAGTTACAGGTTGGTTTGAACCGGCGACTGTCCACGCACCAATAGGTGGGCTAACAGCCGATTGTAGAACAGGAGTACCTTGGAAATTTGGGCCCCAGTTAGTTATATTCCACATAGTTGTTCCCGTATTGAAATATATTGTTCTACTCGGACTTGACCCCGTCCAAGACGGATACCCATTAAAAGTCGAAGCAGAATAAAACTGATATTGCCATTGGGTGTTGTTAAAGAATGTGGTTAAACACATACCTGAAACATTTAATAATTCAGGAACCGTAGGTATACACTCTATACATGTGTCGAATGGTCCTGTTACCGTAGTTGCAGTATAATTGTAATATGTTTGTGCCGTATATAATAACACACCGTTACTTATCCAACATCCACTTTGTAAATTTAAAGAGTATATTGTATTGGCAGAAAATTGATTCTCCATATCCGCCAAATAATACAAGAACGAACCTGGCGACGTACAACTTTCAAACTCCTCGAGATAGAAAGTAACGTTTCCAACTGTACACGTTGTTGTTCCGGTAAAATCACCATAATAATCAACCACTGTTGCGGTATAATCACCAACTTGTAGATTAGTTAAATTTTGACTATTAGATCCATTACTCCAAGATATTGAATATGGTGGAGTTCCTCCTGTTATTACTAAACTTATTCCACCGTCGTTTGTAAATGGTGTGTAAGCATCAATTACCGAACACTCAACTCCCATCGGGAATAGAGTTATAATTTCACATGTATTACCACTGTATGCTGGCATTCTTATTAATTTTTAGTATACTTGGCAAAAAGTGCAACCACTTGAGCCATATAATTTTATTGCGTATTGTGTGGCAACCTCATACACCGTTGGTAACACAAAACTGTGTGGTAATGTGTTAATCGTATCAATGTATTGACAAGACGCACTATCGTCACAACTGTCACATATCCATAGATTTAGTGGTGTTGTTGCTCCGGTTATTGATTGTATTGTTACTTGTGTACTCATATTTTTAACAGTTGCCGTTTACTCTACATAAAAGTGTTATTTCACCACTCGTATCAACTTTATATACATAACCACCGTACTTGATATAATCCTCAACTATTGGTTTTGTAAGTGATGAATCTTGGTAAATAAAGACACCATCAACTAAAGATGTACTACTAACTGAAGTGTAGAATGTTAAATCAACCCCACCGTCTGTTAATTGACAAACAGGACAGGAAACACTAAAACCACCTTGACCATTCCAAACATTATATGATGGTGTAGGTGTTGGGGTCGGTGTTAAGCAATTTAAACAAGTACCATATGTTGTTGCGGTAGTTGCGGTAAATATTGGTTGGTTAGACCATCTATATTCAGGAGATGGGTAATAATTCACAAAACTACCGATATATGTATAACATCCAATAGTTTGGTCTTTTATCACATCACCCACAACAATATTACGTGGTGGGTATTCATCTTGAATTATCATCAAATTAGAATCACAAGCAGTAAATACAAATTGAGTATTAGGAGAATAAAATACTGTTGGTGTTGGTGTTGGACTTGTGGTTGGTGTTGGTGTTGGACTTGAAGTAGGTGAAGGTGTTGGTGTTGGTGTAATACAAACATTACATCCTGAATACACCTGAACAACTGAATTTAAATATCCACTAGCACTTCCTGTACTCTCACTTATATATGTCACACATTTTGGTAAATTATCTATCACCGCTTGGAATGTTGTTCCTGTATTTAAAGGAGTGGTTCCACTTATTATTGGTCCTCCAACATAGTAAAAACTTCCATCATTACAATCCTGTAAAACTTTAATTGTTGGGCAATTAAAATTACCACTTTCAATCACAAACGTCACGGTCTCACCAGTAATTGAGTACCCATAAGCAGGTGTCGGTGTAGGGGTAGGACTTGGGGTTGGTGTTGGTGTAGTATAGGCACTAAAGGTAATCGTTGCGGTAAATACGCAAGGGGTTGGAGTTGGTGATGGGGTAGGAGTCGGAGTTGGTGTTGAAGTTGGTGTAGGGGTAGGGGTTGGAGTATCAAAATTACAATCCAAAATAACATCGAAATCCAAACTACTACATGGATCAGGTGTCGGGGATGGTGTTATACAACTACCCGTATATTGTATGGTTTCACTTAAATCGGGACAATATGAACTAGTTGGTTCTGAACCGAAAAAATAACAAGTTCCTGTCAATGAACTACTTAAACACCATTTAATATTATTATAGAATATGTATCCACTAGTTGTTCCTGTCCAATATGGGTATCCATTATGTTCTCCAGCAACCACATAGTTACCACTATACCCACTGTAAGCATCATTATTAATATCAACACAAATTTGATTACTACATGACGATCCGGTAAATGACAAACAAGTACTCGTATTACAATCTGCCTGTAACGTATAAACCCCACTAAGTGAAATAAATTGTATTGGTGTAAATCCTGTGGTATAAGCGGAAACTATTTCATAACATCCGTCAGGAACAACTGAGTCACCTGAGAATGAGAATACAGACCCAACCGATGAGGTGTATGCCCAACTAGCACCTGTATAGGTATATTGGTAAGCGGGGTAATTACAACCTTCAAATAATATATTTGCCATGTAGGATTAACTTTATTATATAAATAATCAATTATTCATTTTATTAAATAATTTATCATAAGAATAACTCAATATATTCTCTCCACTCACACTTTATTAAATTATATAACTCAGGTTGTTTAGTATATGTAAAATCAAACATCTTTTCATCGCTACCAACATAACCATTTGAAATGGCGTCAAGTGTTACATTTTTGAATGTTTCACATACTTCTATGACCCTATGTTTTGGTACGAATAATGACCCTCCTTGTATGAATCTTGTTTGTGACAATGCGTGGAATTCCGCATCCTCGAATCTTACGTAATCGTGATGAGAGAAAAACGTAACTTTATCATTGTCTAACGAATTAATCTTATCTAAATTTGGCCATTTTACATTTTTTTTAGGGTGGTCATCTCTAATCACACCTGCATCCGCCCAAACATATAAATCAGCATCAAATAACCCCTTTTTAAATGAATCCAAAATATAAAATAACTTACTAAACATCACAACATTATATAATGGTTTAATCATTTCTGGTACGTCAAAATGTATTTTCTTTTTAAATTCATCACTAGACATTAATTTATCCAATGGTTCAAAAAATGTTTTATACCCCTCTATTTCTTCTAATGGTTGTACAATCATAATCGTCTTTTCTAAATTGGGGTCAACCTCTTTTCTGAATTCTAAAATTTGTTCTTTAAATTTTTCTTCTGTATAGATTATTAGATTAGTATCTAAAAATAGAATACTCCTCATCCACCAAATATATGTGTGGTATGACATCGTGTAATTGTCCCATTTATCTCTACCTATATCAAATAGTGCTGTTACTATTGCTGTTTTTTTTATATCCATTCCCAATTTATTTTCATATGTTTATGTTGTATATCCACTTGATTAACGTCGAATAAATCTGAAGTATTATCAGATTTAATTAACGTATTAAGTTTAAATCCGTACTTATTTAACATTGTCGGCACAAAACCCTCAGAGTAACCATGTAACCCTTGTTCGTGTATCTCTAATAGTTTTTTCATCGCTTTATTTGAAAATCTATTAGTTGGGAAAAATGAACCGAATTTTTCATTTACATCTTCAGGTAATAAATCCCCATCACCAGGAAATCTTTCAAACCACATATGTTGTGATGTTGTTCTATTATCCAATTTTGGTATATTTTCTTGGGAAATAACATTTTCATTTTTAAAAATAAAGTACCCTAAGAAATCCGAGTCGTCCTTATCGGTACCTTCAAAAAATAAATTCCAATCTTTCATTTTCACATCATCATCAAAAAACCAATAGTAATCGTAATTTGGGTGGTCAATATAAAAATTTAACATCCTAAGGTGAGCATAAAACCATATAATATTTCTATTCCCGTAAGAGTTCCAATAATGTTTTTTACTAACATCACCATAAAATTTTAATCTATCTCTTAATTCTTTTTCGGTATATGTAAAACCAAGATTAAATGTCGAATCTTTACTGATATCCGAAATCCAAGTTATTTCTTTTGGGAAGTTTCTCCAATGGTTTGCATACGCAGGGTACACATCAGGTGTTGTACAAACACAATAAACACTATTCATATTCTTTTGTTATAATTTCATTCCATTCAGGGATTCTATTGAATTGGTGAACAATATCATAAACTTCTCCCTTATGATTGTAAAGTTTATTATCTTTAAGATAGGGTATACCCCCGTATCTATTTGTTAATGTATTTTTAAATCCCCATGATTCAAAAAATTGTGTCGGTCCCCCAACTGCACAATGTAATGTCCAACCCTCATCAAAAGAGAAAATTTTCAATCTATCAATCTCATTTTTTGCAATCATTATTATCAAAGCAGCTTGGTCTTTTATGTTGTGGGAGTTATTACTATTCTCACACATATCATTTAATTTAGTATACACCTTTATTAAAGATTCTTTTCTACCACCAATAACTCCTGAACATATAATGTCATGAGTTCTACAAATTTCTAAATCTTCAGGAAAAACTTTAGCAATTACATCACCATTCCATGGTTCTTCATTTATTCTTAATCCTTCAGACCCGACAAATACATCATACTCATCTTCCATTTTAATAAACGGGTCCGATTGGAACGCAACATCAAATACGTCAGTTACCATAAATAAATCGTAATCTGATTCTGTAATAAAATCTAATGTGTGTTTAAGTCTTTTGTTATTAATATACCACGTATCTTCAACCGTTACCGGAATTGGTATTATACCCAATTCGTGACATATTTGTATTTCATCGTCATTAGTATTGGCACAAAGTAAAACAACGTCCCCATTAGTGTGTTTTTTAAAACTATGTGACCACACTTTAATTTTATTTATATTCTTACTTATATTGTTAGATAACCCAACTAAAACTTTTTTCATATTTTAACAATTATAAAGAGTTATCTCCATTTCCTCATTGAATCCGAAAATACTTGGCCATAAGTACTCTATCATCCAGTTATTGTGTGAAACAATTTCTGTGGTGGTTATCGTACTTTGTAGTTTTTCGTAAAATTCTTTAGGATTTTTAAGTATTAATTCTTTAGCTAATATTGATTGTGTACCTGCAATAAATTTTATAGGCATCGTAATTTCAATATTATTCGCCTTAGCGTATTCAATAGATTGGTTAATAATATCGTCACCATCTCTTACATATGTAATACCCAAAGGATAATATTTTAACTGACTATTAAAATTATTTACCTTATCTAAAAATGAAGGACAATGGTCAAAGGGGTTATCTTGAGTGAAACAAACAAAATCAGGTAGGTTATCATAATTTCTTATTATATAATCAAAATAAACAATAGCATCATAACCAACATTAGGAAAATTCAATTCGAACTTATCGTTGTTTTTAGGGTTTTTATTATATACAATGTATGGGTAATTTAAATTTTTAGTCCATTCCAAATCTTCTTGGAAATGACAAATAACAACAACTAAATTCATTTTTTAAATTTTTCTTCTATTTTATCACACCAACCTTTAGAAGTTGAAAAGGGCCATAAGACCCACGAGTGCGGTGTTTCCGCAGTTTGGAATGTTCTACATATTTCGATTTTGGTTCCTTCTGTTTCTAAGATCCTTTTAATCTCATTTCCATCAGCATCTTGTCTAAAGATGGTCTCACCACCTTCTCTATGAAATGCAACCACCCAAAACTCATAATCATTTTCAGGTAATTGGTCTTTACCCAAACTAAAACACTTAGTTACCTCTTTAGTGAAACTATCTATCCACTCCTCCTCATTTCGATAATCATAAGGGTTCGGAGGGTAGTTCTTTTGTAAAGTATAATCCTGAACTGACCTTTTTTCGAATAACAATCCTGAATAAATTTCATAGTCTCTTAAGGTTCTTTCAGTACCAAAACCATATTTACCAACATGACCTTCTTGGTCTAAACCATCCATACCAAAAAGTTTTCTATTTAATAAGTGTGATGAATCATTTTTTAAATGCCATTCTTTGTCATCATCCCATTGTTTTGTTCTACCATTTCTAGTATATTCATGCCAAACCACAACTCTATGTGGATGAAATAAATCATATCCATGAGTGAAAGCCCTAACGGCTATTGATATCTCTTCTCCATGAAAGTAAAATTCAGGATTATGTTGTACTTCTCTTGAGAATTGACCTAATGTGAAACAAAAGTGGGCAGAATAAAATCTTGACGGTACGGGCATGTTTATTTCTTCCCAATTAGGTATCGTTTCAGGTAAGAAGAAAACCGCCCCCTCAGGTATAAATTTATCAAAAGCCATTCTCCAAGGTACTTGTACCCTTCCATGAGGGTCATTTTGTGGATTATACGATGGTACGTAAGACGTTAATAAGGGTTTTGGAATACCCATATCTTTTAATTGGTTTAACATATTAATCAATGTTTCATCCCAATTTTTTTCAAATCTCATATGAGAGTCTATTTGAAGGGTGTACTCCTCGTCATTATATAATTGTTGTATTTGGTGTCTAGCCCAACATGCCCCCTTAGATTCTTGATGTGGGATATTAAGTACTTTAAACCTTTTGTCATCATCATATTCCGATAAATCATCGAAAGTATCGTCAGGGTGATATTGTTTTGCAATAGCAAAGACTAAATTTTCGGGGTATTTTGCATTTTCAATACAGCTCTTAATTGTTGGTTTTAATTCAGGATCACGGTACGATGCAATTTGGATAAAAATCTTCATTTTATTTTTATTTAAAAAGTAATAAAATGGTTGGTTAAATAAATACTATATGAATGCGGTTGTCACACTGCCAGGACTTTGTGTAGTGTACCCATAAGCTCTAGGGGTTGTTTGTAATAAAGTTATCGCATAAGGAGAAGTTTCATTAATTCGATATAAATTACCATTACTATCCATAATATGTATCTTATTTTCGTAACCAACAATACCAATAGGTGTCGTCACTGAAGCTGAAATGTCAATTTCAAAATCTAATGTTGAACTTGCAGAATACACATATTGTTGTATATAACTTCCATCACCGTTACTACCTAACACTATAAAGTCACCTGTAGTTGATAATGCTATATCGTATATCAATGGGTTACCGGAAAACGCACCTGCCAATGAGGTTATTTTAGTATATGTGGCAGCACTTGACCCGATACCTACTTCAAATATCTGAGTTTCACCATCTCCCGAAACATAAAGACTGGCAATCAATCTTCCATCATTAAATGCCTCTAATCCTTGTCTACTATTATATGTTTGATAATTAGAAATTGCTCTATTATATGTTGCAACAACAGGTGATAATGTCAGATCCCATTCATCTATTGCCCCGTCAGGCGGGTTAATCCAAAACTTATCGGAGGTATTCGCAATAGACCCCACTTGAGTAAATCCTGATAATGTTATAGGTCCGGTTTCAGTATTGGTTCCAACATCATATACGTAATAGTCATCAACATCAAAATCCTTAGCAATTACAAATTTAGGGTCGGTTGTTGGTGTAGGTGTTGGCGTTGGACTAGTTGTTGGTGTAGGAGTTGGTGTTTTTGTTGGGGTTGGAGTAGGACTTGTTGTTGGTGTAGGAGTTGGTGGGATAGGTGTTGATGTTGGGGTCGGAGTAGGGCTCGTTGTTGGTGTAGGCGTTGGTGGAATAGGCGTTGGTGTTGGGGTAGACGTAGGGCTAACTGTTGGCGTTGGTGTAGGACTAACTGTTGGCGTTGGTGTAGGGCTGATAGTCGGGCTTGGGGTCGGTGTAGGTGTAGGGCTGATGGTCGGTGTTGGTGTCGGGGCAGGAATACAAATTTGATTTTGCGTAAAAATACATCCATTTGTGTCGACCAATTTTAAACCAACATAATAATAGTTAGGGAAAAAATAATCAGTATCCACCACAACTGTAGGTGGTATTTGACAACTACCTGATATTAAAAAGCAAGACGTATATCCAGTATCACATAAAAATACATCATATGGACTTGTTCCACTTGTTACACCAGTTATTTGTATTATCATCTATTTTTATAATTCTTGTACATTTAAAGTTGGTGCTGTTGATTCCCCAAATTTAATACTACCACCACTTATCTCATTAGCCTTTAAATAGTACGTATATGTTCCAGCGGCAGGCGCATCTATATAACTCATACCAAATGGTGTGTTTTCACTTGCGGCACTACCTTCAGTATGCACAATAGCCCCAAGTTGTGTAGAGTCTCTCCAAAATTGTAATTTACACCAATAACCAGCACCTGTATTTTCAGCATCTCCATAAGCACTTATTCTAACAGGATTACCATATGTCGTTATAGTAGTACTAAGTATTGTTTGTGGGCCCCCACTTGCTGATAATGTGACGGAAGCCCCTCCACCAACTTGTGAATAGTTAATACTACTTTTTACTCTACCAGTTACTGTTAAATTACCCGCATCTGTTAAACTAAGTAAAGTACTATTATATGCGTTATTAATAATTTCAAAACTACCAAAAATATCCGTTCTAAATGTTTTAGATGGTGTTGTTGCACCAGCTGCCGTGTTAGTTACTCTAATAAAATCAGTATAACCCGTACCTCCAATAGTTCCACTACCACTAAACGTTAATAATGCGGTTGTTGAATTTCCACTTGTTGTTATGGTACCTTTAGTTCCTGTTATCTTATTACTATTACCATTAAACGTTGTTGCCGATATGTCATTACCAATTATAGTTGACCCGGTTATTGCACCATTTGTGGTTATTTGAGAACCAACAATCTCACCTTTGGCCGTTATAAACGACGTTATACCACCTATTGCGTTTATCCCTTCAAATAAATTTGTTGAGATGTCAGGGTTACCTGTGCCATTTTTAATTGAGAATGCACCTATACCTGATGTCGTTATAATTTCAGGGTCTGCTGAATTGTCGTATGCCTGTTGTAATGTTGTTGTTGATAAACCACCTGAACCTCCAAGTAACTCACCAAATTTAGATACTTGCGTAAATACAGCATCATCAACATCAGTTAAATCCGTTGCTCCGTCTTTAACCGTCAATAAACCAATTAATATTCCGTTTGCTAAGTTATTGGGATAAACCACAAAAATCTCACTCTGGATTGCGGCTATCGCCTTTGCTAAAGTTGGGTAATACGATTGTCCATATTGTATTCTAACAAGTCCTGTTGGGAATTGATAAATTCTTTGTGTCGTGTAGTTTCCTGTACCAGGCACCGCAGTAACAACTCCACCAACATCATAATTTGTTGTGTCGATTGTTGTTGTATTAGTAAATGTTCCACCCGTTTGTGTTCTATATTGGAAAGTTGTTGGTGAGGTTCCTGATAAATTAACATTATTTGGTGATAATTGATTTGTTGACCAATTAATTCCGTTACCCCATAATGTGCCCGCGGATTTATCAATATTTAAATTAACTCCGTTTGCAGATACAATAACACCATCATTAATTAAATTTATTGGGTCCCACAAATCACGAAGTGCCGACATTGGTGACACGTCATAATCAACCGTATTATTAACATTTTGTATTGTTGTTCTATTAGGGTGAACTACTTTACCTAAATAAATGTTTTCTCTTCTTTGTTGTGATGTTGGAAATGTTCCTTGTTGGAATACTGTTCCTCCACTATTAACTAATATATAAGTTGAGTCAGATAATGATATCCCTGTGATTGAATATGCCGTATTTCCCGTGTATATAATATTTCTAACACTAGGTAATGTTGCAAATTCATATGTATTTGATACAATCCATCCTCTCATTGGTGAAATTGAAATTGTTGTACCTGACGTGTAAGTTAAACCTGTAAATTCGTATGTCCCTGTTGAAATAACATTACCTTCAAGGATATTTCTTTCAATGTCGGTTAACGAAAGATTAATATCTTCATTGTTAATATTAACATATATGGCACCTATTGTTGTCCCCGATTTTAAAGTGTACCCAATTTCATTTGTTCTCGCACTGAAAGCCAAGGAAGACGTTGTTGTTACATAACCACCTGGTATTGTGTCCGATAAATATATAATACCACCGGGAGTATTTGAAACCGTAACTCCGCTTAATACCCCATTATTAATTGTGTATCCCGTTTGACCATTTAATATGTCATTTTCAATAAGTCCAATAACTTGATTGTTACCAGATTTAGACGCAATCGCCAATTGTACTGATGGTGTAATATTAGACGAACTAACTAATTTAACAGCACTACCTTTAAGTAAGGTGACACCCGTTTCATTAATAACCGTTGTTCTTAAAATACCAAGGTCATTTGACGGAGATATTCCACTTGTCCCCGCAGAACCTGATGTTCCGCTAGTTCCTGAAGATCCCGACGTACCTGATGTACCACTTGTTCCTGAAGATCCTGACGTACCGTTAGCTCCTGATGTTCCACTAGTTCCTGACGATCCTGACGTACCGTTAGCTCCTGATGTTCCACTAGTTCCTGACGAACCTGATGATCCTCTAGTCCCTGAAGTACCGCTAGTTCCTGATGAACCTGAAGCTCCCGTAACACCTGATGAACCTGATGAACCTGATGAACCTCTAGTACCTGAAGTTCCACTACTACCTGATATTCCACTTGTTCCTGAAGACCCATTAGTACCTGTACCCCCACTTATCGATGCGGTTACAGATGAAAAATAAATAGCACTTGTTACACCAGTTACTTCATTCGTATAATCAACTATAACCATTATACTATTAGGTGACCCCGAACCAATAAATGGTAGTTGTGATATTCTTGAATCTTGTTGTGACATAAATTTTTTTACAAAATAATTTTATAACCGTTTTCTTGTAATAAAAAGAAACCGTTCTCTTGTAATAAATAGTATATTGGGCAACTTACTAATTGGAAAAATTCACAATTAGTTGAATCAATTACTTTGACCATTAGAACTTCAGCGGTTTGGAATAAAGGACTTAGTGTAAATGTACCTCCAGAAGTTCCAATATTTTGACAGTTGTTACCATTCTCGTCACATATAAAAAACGTATACGGCGGGGTACCTCCTGTTTCACCTGTGATTATTAAGTAACTACCCATTTTAACAAGTGAACTTTGTGATTATTATACCATCCCCGTCTACTTGTACAACATTTCTTGTAGTTATTGGACAACTATTTGATAAATAGATTCTTGCCCATCCGCCATTTTTAGGGTCTAAGTTAGTACCAACATATCTAGTCGTTAATGTCGGATTAGTGTAAACAACATTACCTAAATTAATTGTGGCTCCTGTAGTATATAATTGAACATTACATGGTGAGTCAATACAAATATCTTCATCTGCAGTGTTATAATATTCTCCATTAGTATACCAAGCAACACCAGCATAAGTTGGAGTTGGTGTAGGTGTTGGTGTAGGAGTTGAACTAATAGTTGGTGTAGGAGTTGGGGTTGGTGTCATTGTAGGAGTTGGGGTTGGTGTTTTAATTTGGTCGCAACTTATATCATAAGTTATAGATAATTCCAATTTAAAATAGTTATTACCCATTTGGTCACAATCACAAACTATGATTAATACATTATTTAATACATTAACCGTATATGATGTGATTTGTGGAATACTTCCTAATATGGTTTCTATCGCTCTTTGCCAAGCTCCGTCATCACTGTATATAAAGTTTTGAGTTGTTGCGGAACCATTTATCGTAAAGACCGCCTCTAAAACCGCAGTATTTAAAATACAATTAGTATATCCCGTAGTTAAATCAATAAATCCTTCATTTAACATTTTAGAAATCGATCTCTTAGTTCCTGAAGTATTAACAAAAGTTTTATTAAATATATTGTATCTTGACCTACCCGATACTATTACTTGATTACATGTTATTGTAAAAGGCCAATAATTAGTACAACCGTCACTATCAGTAATAGTTACATCATATGTCCCACCTGAAAGACCTGTTACAGTACTTCCCGTACTCCCTGATGGTGTATTATCAGACCAATTATATGTGAATGGTGGTGTGCCTTCAAAAATAGTTACAGTTGCTACACCATCATTAGCATTTTTACATTCTGTTTTAGTAAGTGTGGTTGATAAACTGCCACTTAAGGGTACGTTCAAATTTAAAGACACCGTACAATTTTCAGAATCGGTAACTTGTAATATATAATCACCAGGAGTTAAATAATTAAATGTGTAGGAACTAAACGGCACATCAATTAAATTTTGTCCATTACTTAAAACATAATCCAAAGGAGCGGTATACCCCGTACCAACTTCAACCGATATTACTCCGTTTGGTGACCCGCAAGAAGATGGTGTTGTTGTGGCTGTTAAATTAAATTTATCAACAGCACTTATTTCAATCGTTTCTGTGTAAAGACAACTACTTGATTGTCCTGAAATTTTTAATAAATAAGTATCAGAGACTAAATTACCGAACGTTACATTTTGATTTTGAGTGTATTCCTCATAAACAACATTCGTATTTTGACCCGATAATGAGTATAAATAAAATCCATATAACCCAGTAATTGTTGTTTTTAAAGATGCGTTGTTTTTACTACAAATAGAGTTTGTTATTACATTTTTGACATCCCTAAAACCATTTACAGTATTAAGTGTTGTTAAAATATTTAAAGTACAGAAATTAGCATCTTTTACCAAAATAGAATAGTCCCCACTTGGTAATCCACTTATCGTGAAAGTGTCTGATAGTGTAACTCCAAAGTTACCAGATGACGCAGAATAATAGAAAGGTACTGTACCACCCGTTAAAGTTATCTCTATTTGGCCGTTACTATCAAAACAACTTGGTGTTGTGTTATTTATTAACCCAATACCTAATTGTTCGGCGGACCCGACATAACTGGATTTTGTTACACCACAACCTTTAACATCAGTCACAGTTACTGAGTATTCACCAATAGTTAACCCTGTTATTGTTTGACCTGTATTTCCATTAGACCATAAATACGTATAAGGACCGACACCTGTAATACCAGTCACCGCCAATTTACCCGTATCCAATAAACATCTCGATGTATCAACTTTCCATAGACCAAAATCAAGTTCAGTACTCGCCGAAATAACCACATTTTCAGTTCTTGCTGTTGTAATACTATCATCCGATATTAAAACGTAATAAATACCCTCATCTAACTCTGTAAAGGTATATGGGAATGTTTCAGCTGTCTCAATTAATAATAATGATTCATCTTTATATAATAATAAATCATATGGTGGGAAAAGTGACGTACCACTAACAGTTAGGTATCCATTTGTTAACCCACAATTGGTCCCGTTAGCGTCTATAATATTGCCTTCATTACAAGTCCCGACAGCAATATTGATGTATGTTTCGGCGTTTTGATAACCTAAAGTATCATTTAACCTAAACACATATGTCGTGGCACTAAGACCGGTATATGTAATTTCAGTAGTACCTGTTTGTGTACTTAATCCGTGACCAATAGGGTATATAGGGTCAACCGTGTACGGTGGATAACCACCTGTTGGGTTTATGACTATAGTTCCCGTCGGTGAGTCACACGTACCCGTTACGGTAAAATAATACCCAATAACAGGTAAATCAATACAGTTAGACGTACAAGTACTTCCAGAGTCAATAACTACGTTTACAACACTTCCGGAATATGATTGATTAAGACATACGGTTTCTCCGGAAGATACACCAACTCTAGCAACCCCACAACAATCTATATAAGAGTAAACACCATTAGTATATCCAGTAATACAAGCCATAATTTTTTAATTTTTTTTATCTAAGAACACTCTACACTAACGTCGATAGAAATGTCTAAGTTTAATGTGTTATTCATAAAATCATCATAACAAGTAGTGTTGTAAATAGTTAGAACACCACCCACAAATGAGTAATCTAATCCTTGTTGGTATAAAGTCGATAATGACGAGTCAATGGCATTTATTACCATATCATAAGTTAAAGATGACCCATCTAACTGACTCAAGGCGTTTGTACCGTCACCAATAAAGAATTGTTGATTAATTAATGTTTGTTCAACACCTGTTATATTATTAATCATAGATAGCTCAACATACCAAGTCGATACTACCGTATTGTTATTACATTGTGCAGGGTCTATACCTTGTCCAACGATTGTATTATATATTTCAGTACCTAAAATAGTTATAGGGTCAAAGAAAGGTAAAGTACTTGTTATTGATTGGTCATTACAATCTAAAGCACCTGCGGAACCTTCAAATGAAGACGTAATTTCAGGATTAGGTCCGATATCAGTACACCCTCTTTGTCTTTTCCATGCCACTTTTTGTCTATGGAATATAGAATTATCCATTTTTTGACCTGTGTTCCATATTGTGGTTGCAGGTACGAATTGTTCTGTTAATCTAACCCAATAATCACCAAGACCCAACGTATAATCTATCATTTTTTGATAGGTAAAGTCATTAAATGGTAAGGTCGTGTTTTGAGTAGTTTCTAAATACTTCCAAAAAATATATTGTAAGGTTGGATATCCACCTGTTTTACCGTCAAAAATATATTGTCTATTTCTAACATTAATTAAATTATTATAGAATGACTGTGCAAACTCCAAGAATGTTTTTTGATTTGGTTTAGGATTAATGTATGTCCAATCAACATTACCAGGTGATGGGTATGGTGATGTAAGTCCTGTGTTTGGTATAGGATAACCATATTTAGAGGACATCTCCCATATATCATATGTAATACCTTGACCCATGTTAAGGTATAATTCCATATTTTTAACGTTAATCGCTAAACTATCATTTTCAATTAAATAATTTGTTTCAGATAAATTTTGAGTACTTTTTCTTTTACCCACATCTTCAACTTTCCAAGATTTTACATTGTCTATTGTTCTGGTTAACCCATAACCTAAATCTAAAAAAGGAAACTTAATGTACCTATCCAAATACTCTTGACCGTATGTGAATGGTAATAGTTGTGAACTAAATACAGGTATTTGTGAATTAAGTTCAGATGTTGAAAATTGTATAACTTCAGGTGATCTATGCTCGGGAGTCGCCTCAAACCAACCCGCACCTTTTTGGAAAAAATAATCCTCCGTGAACACGGGACTTTCAGGATACCCATCAAGTAATGAAATAGCATAATCAGCAAGTGTAGTTCCAACTGACACTAATCTAGAATTAGCAGTAAATCCTGTATATGTTACACCTTGTATTGAGAATGTGTTTGCAGTATCATAAGATGTTATCTTATCTATTTTAGTTCCTCCAGAAATTTGAGCAAATTGATTAGTAAATTCGTCTACTGAAATTTTTTGGTCAGCAATATAGATATACTCATTGAACTCTATTAGTTGCTCGGGAGCACCTATTAACCTTAGAATATATTCTATAGATTGTCTTGTACCTTTTGATTTATAAAGGAATGCAGAATTTAAAATTAGATTTCTAAAATACTGATAATTAATCTCAGCAGGTGTTTGTTCTTTAGATTGACCAGGATATATCACATCATTAGTTGTGGTATATATTGTGTTTAATAAATCGTCATTCGTGATTGGTGAAATTGCAGTTTTCCAACCTAAAGTTTCCGCCAAATTTGAGAGTAACTCCGATGGTATATCATTACCCACAATATAATTAACCGAATTCATGTTCGCTAATGAGTCTATAAATTTCTTGGTCTCGTCAAAACTTCTACCATAAATCTGTAAAACCTTTTCAATTTTTTGGTCAGGTGTGTCGAACTCTTTTAAACTTCCTGAAGTTAAAAATCTACTTAATAAATTTGTTTTATATTCATCAAGTTTTTCGGCAATTGTTTGTATATTTGTTAAATAATTATCAAAGTTAGCCGTAGAAATGTCTAAATTCCAAAAACCATCAGTTTGCCAAGTTAATAATTTGGTTATCATAATGTAGTTACCGTCACTGTCGTAGTCAGGGTATTGGAACTTAGATGTGTATTTAGGATAAACGTTTCTATTTAAAATGTAATCTTCAACCTCATCAAATGAGTCTTGGAATATCTGTTCAGTAACTAAATTATTAGGTTTTAATAAAATAGATTGTACTGTATTTGATGACGTAAACGGTTTCCCTTCAACGATTATATTAATCGTACCAGCAGTTAATGATGTTGTAGGTTCAAAATCCGTTATTTTATATTCCGTTGTTAAGTCATTAGTATATAACGAATAACTTCTAAAATATGTCGTTAAATTTCTGTATTTATTAACTTTATACGGTCTTACCTGAATGTTAAGTGTCGCGTTTGTAGTATAATCAATATCAAAAGGATTTTTAAAAAATTGTACATCAACATCAAAAGAAGTTTCATTTTCAACCGGATCGTAAACAATATTAAATGCGGTATATCCCGTACTCAAACTATAATTCTGTTGGTCTATTTGTATTGCCGCAGGAAAATTATTAATTACTTTAGTTATGGATGCCGATAATCTTTTTTGTAATGAACCATAAAGAGAAAAACTTGTAATTTGTGCTAAATCAAAATTAGGGTAAACTTTAAAGTTTTTTTCTATTATTTTTTTAGCTTCAGCAACATCAGTTATATTTAAAGTATCTAACGTATAGGGATCAGAAAACACACCAGTGTCAAATGTTCTATCTATTTTTTCGTATATAGCACTTGTAAATTGAAAATTACCTTGTGTCAGACCTCCTCCATTAACGACTTGGAACCCTACCAAATCATCGGAAAACGTACCTGACCCTACAGGTGCCGGTGATGGACATATGTATTTAGTAACTGCCATTAACTAATTATGTTTGTAAAGTTTTTACTGAAGTCTATATTAGTACCTCTATCTTGTCTAACCTCATACAATAATTCATTAAAGTTATCTCTAACTTCAAATAAGTTATATTGTTTATAAATGTTACCCGCAGTATCATATAACGTATATACACCATCATCAATACTTTTAGTTTGGTTACCATAAAGGGCAATTGCTAACGTATCAATATCATAATTAGATATTTGAATATCCAAAGTAACAGGATTAAAGAATGTGTTAGTAATAATAATATTTTGATTTGGTTGTCCAATAAATGGTGTCGCATTTGGTTTATTCGTAGGTGATGATGATGGTGATAAAGTACAAAATACTAAATTACTTGACCCTTCAGTATACCTATAACGAATAGTTTTTTGTGATGTATTTGTTTGGTTAGTTACAACAGGTTCGCAGAAAAATGCAGAAGTCACTATTCTAAAAAAATTAGGTATTTTTGTTCCGTCTGAATTTAAATACTCAACTCTAAACCCAACAAGACCTTGGTTAACGAATTTATTCCTATATTGTTGTGGTACATTATTAACGTCTATCACTATACCTTTAACATTCGGTAAAGCAGATAAAACCCCACAATCGGTAATTTTAGTTCTAATCTCAGCAGGTCTAACATACAACGTATATATACCAACAGCATTAAACTCAGTTGCCGGTAATTTGAGGTTGTACAAACCACCTAATATTTCAACATTTTTTTTACCACCAGTAGAATCATTATGATAATATGGTGTAAGTAATGTTGCCGCATTTAATTTTTTAAGTGTAAAATTAGTGGTTACGTCTCGGGAAGGAGTATAATGTAATATAATCTCCACATCCTGTGGTGAAACGTCCGCTGGTCTTACTGTTCCGTATGCTCCTAAAGCCATTTGTTTTTTATTTATAAATAGTTTATGACACTTTTTTAAGCAGTGTTAATTTTATAATATCCGTAACCATATTTAACAAGGTCACCTATATTATCCACTTCATTAAGTCTTTGTAAAGGCTCAAAAGCCGAATACTGACCTCTTTCAACAACAATATCCGATTGTACTTCAGGATCCATTACAAAATCCAACAAATATTCATTTTTAGTCAATGCTGAAACCACAATATCATTATCTGTAATTCCTGAAGACCCAACAACATAATATGTTTTCCCGTCATTGGTGTCAAAGTACTCAATGTTATTAATAGTATACGCAGTATATTCATTTGTAATTTGACTAACATAACCTATAGAACCATTTGATAGTGACATGATATAACCGACTGTGAATGGTTGTGGTCCCCATCTTCTTAATAATTCTAATTGTGAATTAGTATATCCAGAAACAGGGAATGGGATAGTTGTATATGTACTTGATATCTGTGATTGTACATTATTTTCAGAGTCACCTGTAAAGATAAAATCTAAACTTAATTGTGTCCCTGACCAACTACCTCCTTGTGGTGTGAAAGTTATCCCACCTAATGGGTTGGTTATTGTTATACCTGTAAATGGTACTGAAACCGGTTTTTGGACCGTAGTTGTACCCCAAATATTTGTTTGTGATAAAGTTATTGTATAATTTTCAGGGTTAGACGCATAGATATGACTTTGGATTGTATTACCTAAAGTTAAACTAGGTCCTGTAGATCCGTCACCCCAATTAATTACGTATTCAGATTGTTGTAAATAATTTTGGAAATTGTAACTGGCAGTATTATAGACATATACTTTATATTGGTTAATCGGGTCTCCTGATATTACGAAGTTAGTTACAACATCTATTTGGTCAATATACCCATCAAATGTAGAATAATAACCAATATCATTAATGTTTTGTGTAAACATAATAGGTATCGTTAATCCCGTTAATAACGAACCCCCATTTGTACCACCGCTAAGGACGTAACTTAATCCTGAATAAACATCAAACGTATTTGTTTGGTATGTCTCTAAGAACAAGTCGTCATTTAAAACTTCCGGTGAAATTACTATATTTATTTTTTCAGGTGTCATTAAGGATTAACATATTCGTACCATTTTATCGGGGAATTAACAGTTCCCACTCTTGTAAGATTACCCACTTGAGGTTCATAAAAAACCTCATACTCAAAGGTCCCATAATTTAACTTATATTTGTAATAGAATGTTTTTTGTTTGTCTACGTTAAATCTTGATGCACCTGTAAAATTAGATTGGGGGACATTCATTAATCTAACAAATTGTCCTTTTTTAGCATTAAAGAATTTAGCACTAACATAGAACTCATCAATATTAAGGTAACTTTTATCTTTTAAGAAATAGATAAAAAACCCTTCTTTATCAGCACCAGCATAATCCAATTTAAATTTAGGTTTTTTAACCATCACATTTATTGGGAAGTTAACACTGCCAATAGTCCCCGGTTCTTTTAATCCTTGTTGTGTTGGTAATATAACCGTTAAAAGTATTTTTTGACTTTCGGATTGATTCGTGTCGTAAAAATCTAACTTAAAAAAACTACCTTTAAATGAGTTTGCAAAATAATATATTTCTGAATCAGTAAAAGACGCATTTTCATAATCAATCGCCCAATTACTTAATGTTGCACCACTAATTGGTGATAAGTAATCAAAGAAATTGAATTCATAGTTTATGTCAGTAACCTTAGTTGTGGTTGTCGTAATAATATTACCCACTGTCGGTGGTCCAGAAAAGCTAGGTATTATTATTTGAGTCGTACCTGTAGTTAAGTAATTCCACTCGGCATGTGCAAATTTTGTACTTTCAAAATCTTGTGGTGGGTTAATAATTTGTTCTAAAACCTCACTCTCATATAACTCAATACTCTGAGTCCTACCCTCAAAATCGAAATCAATTTCTAACGGTATATTAAGAAACCCATCCTCAGTTTTTACTATCCCTAAAAATTTATCATTCACAATTATCAGTAATTGGGTCGTTTATTATTGTTGTTTCAACATTACTTACATTACGTTTCATAGGGTATTGTATAAACACAATCTCTTTAAAAGGATAATGAGCATCATTAATAAATGGTATGTTAAGTCCTAAATTATTACTATCTATATAACCATAACTATATATGTCTCTCCAAATAAACGTCTGTGTGTTGTTAGAAAAATAAGAATAAAATGGGGCTTGGTCGATTTCGGTTAACCTAGCAGACTCTATGTAATCACTATAAACCCTAATAGGAATAGAATAATGTGGTTTATAAGCGTATCCAGAAGGTAAGTTAGTATTACCCGAAGTTTGCACATCTAAAAATAATATAGGATTAATTGAATACTTGTGGAATAATGGAGACAAAACGTATTCTTTTTGTTCGATATCATTGTATTCGCAAAAATCACCTTTTATGATGTCACCGACATTTAATTCTTTGTTATAATAAAAATTGTTGTTTTGTTCAGAATAAACCCCATACGGTATATTATCTTTATTATTTGTTGATTGTTTATTCCACCAATTATCAATAGTATTTTTTAAGAAGTTAAATTCCCACCCGATTTCTAAAGCACTTGATTGGTTAGGGTTTGGTTTATTAAACCAACCCATGTAACCTTTATTAACTATGGTAAAAAATAATTCACTAATAGGTTTACCATTATTATCTATTAAATTTTGGATGTTAATATCTTTATTCACTGAAAATCCATATGATTGTGTTCCCGTCTTAACGGAAACTCTTTGTACTTGATTGGGGGTAATTGCTGAAAACTCCAATTTTCTTTTTACAGGGAACGGGTTATTTTCAAAACCTAATTTAGTAACGAAAGTCTCGTCGTCATTAGTAAGTATTTTATGTAACCTAACATAATATCTTGATTTAGTTTCAGCACTATTAGTGATATTAATAATTCTTTTGAAGTTACCATACCTTCCATCATAAACATCATTACTACTGAAAAGTAAATTAAAGATGGTAAATACTTTCTCCTCTGAACGATAGTCACCATCACCCAAAGTAAAAACTTGGAATCGGTATTTGTTATTAATACTTGTGGTTAACTCGACCCATTGACCAACTTGTAGATTATGATTAGTCGCACAATAAAAATATACAACCGATTTACCATTTGTTGTTCCGGTACCCATAACAAATGGTATACCACTGGCAACATTAAAAGACTGGTTGGTTACGTTAAATTTTTCACTTTTATATGACATCGTTTGGGCTGTCGTACTACTATAAGCATATGATGTATAAAAAGACCAATTATATGTTGATGCACTTTTTGGTTTAAAATCTACGTGCCCCGTTATACCGCTAGTTCTTATTAAACTAAATTCGTCATACTGAGGAAATCCAGACCAAACATTAGTATTTATTGATATTTCCGGATTTAAATAATATAAACTATTTTTAAATGGGGTGTAATTTGTTTTACCTGATATCGCATTATTAAATATATTAACTATTTTACCATTTAATCTAAATGTGTTTGATGCTTGTCTTTCACTATCAAAAACATTATTTAAACTAACGATAGATGACCTATCACCTTGTACCAAACTCCTTTGTTGTCCGAATAAGGGTAACTGAATTTGTTCATCAACTGTTGTAGATGCCGCATATCTTTTGGACCCTAAAACTATTCTTATCTCATCCTGTTTTCTCATTATTAAGAAATAATATATTTGGTTATGTATCTATTAAGTGCAGTTTTACCTTTACCTAACCCAAAGTAAAAATGGTAAGGTGCCCCAACAACAAACCTATCACTTGTTTGATTATTAGATGGTGCGAAAGTAGGTATACCTGTATTTGTATAGTTATAAATATACCCCTTTTGTGGTCCATTTGTTGCTTGAAAATAATCAGTATTTGAAAAAGCCATTTGTTGGTATGGGACAGAATAATATTTATTATTTGAATCATAAGTCGTCCACCAATCGTTATCTTGACTACCTAATATTGTTTGAGGTATGTTATTACTATCTTTTTTCCACTTATACATCGGAACTACTTGTGTTTTTGGGTATCCAACTGTTTGTGTTGTGGTACCAAATGTTATAGTTCCTGGTGTTAACATTATTCGATTTTCAGTTATGGCGGAAAATAAAGCACCTATCAATGGTCCGTCATTGGTGTTTGGCGCCAAATAGATATCATTATCGTCATAGAACTCATCAGTGAATGGTAAAACACCATATTCAGAATTAATGCTAAACATTTGTGCAACATCACCATCAATCCTATCTTGAGTACGACTAAATAAACTATTTATGGACGCATCCCCACTACCCGCAAGTTGTTGACCGAAGGACGTAGATAATAGTCTAGATAATAAAAAGAATAATAATATATCGCTTGTCTCATTATAACTTGTACTTTTCATCGTATCCACCAAATAACCCTCCAATTGTGGGTTAAGACATATTTCTTTCGCAAATTGGTCTCTAGGTCCTAAATCCATAATAGTGGTTGGGAAGTATAGATTTTTATCGTTCATTCCTCCGTAATCAGCATCAACCCATTGGTTGTTCAATGGATTTCTTTTTCTTGGTTTTTGCCCAACGAATCCACCAATAGTGGCATCATAAGGTGTCGACCTATAAAAGAATGAAAATCTACTCTTATCATAATATATTGGCCCCTGGTTTGTTGTGATTGGAACTAAAAGCCCATCATTAGCTCCACAGAATTTATATTTTTTAACATTACCAACCGCATCATAAACCGTCTTTTTTCTAAATGAAAATGCATATAACGTACCATTAACCCAATTGTTTTGGAAAACGTGACTTATAATACCTCTACAGGCACCAAATGAAAATCTAAATCTAGCCTTCCATTCAACAAAATATTTAATATCGTCAGGTATAGTTTTTATTAATTCATCCTGAACAAAATAATAACACCCACCTCTAACTCTTTGTTTTTGTATGTTACCTGTAAAATTCTCAGGACATGGGTCATCAACACCAAAAGTCTCACCACTACCCGAATAACAGGACAACAAAGTCATATTTTCACATGCTAAACTTCCAAGTACCGCATCACTAACACCTGTACCACTATCTTGCAAATCTTGCAGATTATTTGTTTGGTCTGTGGGTTGTAAAGCAACAACAGGTAAATCAATTATATCACCAGTCTCAGTTAACTTATACATTAAAAAATTATCATTTAAATGTAGAGAATACGATGTATTACCGGAAACTTCTGTAATATCCGAAGTCGGTAACCTATCAGATCTTAATAAAAGTCTTGTAGATGAGTTCATCGTAATATTAGGTAAGGTATCTAAATGATATGCTGGTGAAAAAACTCGACTTAATCTCGATGCCGCTTGTAAAGGCATGTAAGTCCCTTGTACTTCAGCACCCGCAAAAAATGTACCACCCTCGATGTTACCTTGGGGTGATGTTTGGCATGCCGGTTGAGTTCCACCTCCACCGACACCTTGCCAAGTTCCCTGACAGACTTCTAAATCAATTACAACACCACTACTATCTATTTGTGCCGCAATAGCAACTAACCAAGTTGGGGCCCCTGTTTGTGGATTCACCGCTTGGTATTGTATAACTCTCCACGTATATGTGTTCGTAATCGGATTAATAGTACCAACTACAGGTATAGTACAAGCAACATTCGTATATAAAACTTGTCCAGTTTGAATACTCGCAACTGTTGTAAAGAAACTAGGTCCACCTGTCGATATGTTTTCACAAGCACCAACATTACCATTAGCACAAGGTATACCCGCAGGAACATTCTGACAAGTACCAACACTATAATTACCCATGACCGATTGACCTTCAGCATTATTTCTAAACGCCCAAGTCGAATTACTCGCCAACCATTGATATGTTGTGGTTCCAGGGTTAGCCGCGTTAACTATTGAGCTCCCATATTGAAATCCTATAGTACTTTTACCTAACTGAGGACCATTACATGCAATGTCGCTATAAACACCAGCAGGTGATGTGTAAGCCTGTAACGTACTAACATCCCCTGGAAATGCGGTGTAAGTTGATCTAGATTTATCTGTGGAATTATAATATTTAGCAACGTTATTTGTAAATGCGGTAAAGGACCCAGCACCTAATGTAAATGAAAACGGTTGATAATATGGGGCATTTTGTGAGTTTAAAACACTGTGTGTTTGTGGAGTTACATATCCTGACCTCCAAGTTAAGTTGTTAATGGCACTATTAGCAGTTGGCTGTATTGGTATATTTAAATGGTAACTTCCCTCCACTATAGGTCCCTGATTAAATCCATAACCAAAAAGCATGGATAGGTCATATTTTATATTTTGTCTCTCAGTATATGGGTCAACACCTCGAGTTAAGAATATAATTTCTTGATTTTGGTAGTTATCATAAAAACTAAATGGTTTTTTGTACCAAGCGGTTTGTCCAGGAGGGACAGGTATTGGTTCGTTGTATCTAACTCTTTGTGATTTATTATATAAATACTTATTTAATAATCCGTTAGGGTTATTAAAGTTAGTTAATCCTGAAAATTGGTAAGCGGTCCCACCAGTAATTACTTGGAAATATTCATTACCTGCCGGAAAATCATAAGTTTTCGTCCCACCAGTAATTCTTAATTTTAAAGTTGCGGTCGCACTTGTTCCTCCCGTAGTTATATAAGTCACCGTCTTAGTGATTAGTGATGTTTGATTTGGGTTAGTGTTACCGGTTATTTTTTTATTATTAAACTGATTTAATGTTCCACCTGTTAAATTAGGGTCATTTATATTTGCTATATTATGGAATGAAACTAAATCACCAGCATTTAATAACTGTAAAGTGCCGGCATCACACACTATCATCAATATAGAATCAGTAAAACTATTCGATGGTTGTGGAATATTAGACCCCGGAGGTGAGTTATTAACTGTCGTTTTAATAATATTTTCATTATCAAAATATCTTTTTCTGAAATTAGCCATGTTCAATGATTGGGATAACGTAACATCATCACCTAAATATTTAAATCCTCCACCTTGTGCAGGCACCTCAACGATAGGTAACTTACTCATTTTAGGATCCAAATCAATAAACCCAGCGGCTGCCGCCCCCGAAACATACTGATACCCCGCCAATCCTTGTCTAAGTCCATTATTCTCACCTTCAGTCGTATTACCACTAAATGTTGTTACATTACTATATTCACTTAATGAGTTTGAATTTATTAATTGTCCAAAATTACCATTAGAAATTAAAAGGGTATCAAATGGGTTGAATTGTACATTATTAACCATATTAACATCTTCACAATTACAAGCCTCACAATCAGGATAAGATATCATTGGTAGTGATATTCTTTTAAATGGGTTGTTTTCAGTTAAAGGTGTTAATGATTCTTTATTACAATTAACGTCACCTCCTAACGCCTTTACGACTTTACAAATAGTATAAACAACACCATTAATAAAGGCAATTATCTTATTAATAAATCTAACAACAATAGGGTACAGATATGCTAATATGTGTAAAACAATAATAACAATAATGAAGACAGGCGATAAAACAGTTATTAGTAAATTAAATAAGAAAAATATAAAATCAAAATTTCTAACCCCGTCATTCACCGGAAATCTATTAGTCGTTGTAGAACATTCCCTATTTGTAATTTCTTTTATTCCTAAATGTCTTGCTCTGTTATACCCCCACTTCCATCTGTCTATATGTGAAGCAACTGTATAAACTCTATTAAAATTAAATTCAAAAAATTTATCTTCACAGTTAATCGCCTCTTGGACCATTTGGTATCCTAATTGTGTAAATCCGGTGAAGTTAGCGTTTTGTACATATTCTCCATAATCTTTCCAATCTAAACTAAACGCATATGATTTTTGTTGTAAATCGGGACTATATGGTCCGTTAATACTCGAACTATTCCAACCATATTCTTTAATGTTAGGGACTAGATAATCTGCCCTCATTATACTATTTTCATTACCATCTTCATTTTGGTATTGAATTCTAAATCTATACTTACCTTTTGTTGGTATTCCTATTGTCGGGTCATTTGATATTATCTCTTCTCCAAATTCATTAGTTGATATATAATCCAAATTCATGGGTACCTCAACTAACCAAGTACCATCATCATCTATAATCTTACCTCCCTGTTCAAACTTAAATTCCTCTATGATTGGGAATCCTTCACTGTCATTAAAAATCGTTTGTCTTAAAGCCAAAACAGTTCCCGCCGCGGAAACTAAATCACATAAATTTCCAGAATCAAATTTAGGTTTACAATTAACACTTAATGGGTCGTCTTCACTTGTTGAGAACATAGACCCCATAAAAATAGCTTGTGGTTGTATTTCAACACCTATATCTCTAAGGTCAAAATCAACTCTAGTGATACCGACATTACAAATATCAGTTTCACCCCAAAAGGATGCAACTTCCACATCTTTAGCCTGATTAACAATTTGTGGTAATGAATCTAAATTTTCAGATGATTTAAAATTAGAACCAGCAAATTGTGAATCAACACCTAAACCTTGTCTAACCAAATCCGATGGTCTTTGGGAAAAGCATCCGATGTTAGATAAGTCCATATCCATAACAACACTTTGTATCCCCAAAGGAACCCCCACTATCATGAAGTCACCGCTATCATTAGTTCTTACCGTGTACTTATAGTATTTTTCATATACCTCAAGTACCTCCATTCTGGTTAATAAATCATTAACATCAGGAAACGTACCTGTTGGGGTGTGTCCTTGGTTTTCTTGTACATATGGTAATAGATTATATCTATAACCATCTTCATTCTTATCGGTTAACGTTTTATATGGATATAATGTCGATATTACAGGATCTAACGAATCCTCAGTGGTTAATGGTACGAATACTGATATGGGTACATTTGGCACACCAAATCCACCATTCGCAATAACTCTTCCTGCAACTACTCCGTAGTCCGCACAGAAACGAGTATAAACATCTTCTTGTTTAAGTTTTAGTGATAGGATTTCTATTAGGTCAAAATCTTGTTCGACATTGATTCTAATATTTTTATCTATCCCTGGTGTTGTTCTTATTCTATAACTTTTGGTCATTACTCTCTTTGTTGATAAATAGTTAAGTTGGTACTTTTAAAAGATAATACCAACGGGACCAAAATAAATAATCTTATGAAAAGTCTACTGATGTTAAGTTTTTAACCCTAACTTTAATATTTTTAGCAGGGTATCTTATTTGATATATTTGGTCCGGTTCGGCAAATATCGTATTATCAATAAGTTCAATCTGTTTTGTTGCGGTGTCCGTATATCTTTGTGATGTTTCAGAAGAAGAATATACACCACCAACTTTATTATAAACCCTAACATCAGAAAGAGTATTTACCCCATTAATATTTTGTATAAGTTGTTTAATTTCAGATACGTTAACATTTTCACCCAATTCTCTTGTAGATGGTAACATGTAATTAGTAACACTATTAATTACTTCAGTTATAACCTGACTTTGAGATCCCGTAGAATTTAAAACAATGAAAAATTCAAACTCAAGATCAATTACTTTAGCAACCTCAATAGAAATGTAATCATTAATCATTCTATATTTAGAAAGATATGTAGCTAAATTGGTTTTTAAATTATTTGATACCGTCTGAGTTAGTGCGCCTTCAGTATCAAATGATAAAATCTTAACTAATATTTTATTATTGAATTCAGTTATAGAAACTTTAGCAGGTGCTCCGAATCTACCCGGCATGTTATCTATTAGCGATTTGTAATCATTAATCGTTACCGCCCTTTTTTGTGCTGCAAAGTTAAATGTAACCATATTTCTAACCTCCTCAACTGAAGGTTGATTGGCTCCACCTATCGCTGCGGTTACGTTATTAACTCTCATCGATTGAGTTACGTTACTATTGACAATATCAGACGGTCCATTAACGGCAAAGTCGATAAGACCTACTTGGTTAATCGCACCAACGCCGACATTACTACCCAATCCACCACCAGTTCTGTATTGAACAAACAAAGTGGTGTTAGGTTTAACCGTCAAACCAAGTCCGATATTGTTTTGGTAATTTTGTAATTTTAAAGGAACTCCAACTGTTGTAAATTGTTTTAATTGCTCTTCAGGTGTTACGGTACCCGCACCAAATTGTATTTTTAAAAATCCTTCAGGAGTAAACTCAGTTATAAATCTATTCTCGGTTTTTAGATACCTACCAACTTTAACCCCTGCCTTATCAACCGGTTTAGTTGGGTCTTCAATAAATACGGTATCCTCAACTAAAGCATCTACTTCATACCATTTATCTGTTGATGTTTCAAACTCAGTAAAGGATGGTGTTGCTTGGTAATTAGTCCCGTCTTTTTGAATAATAGACGTAACCCCTAAGACATTTTTTTCAGGTAAAAAAAAATTAAAAAATGGTGCAACGTCCGCAGATGTTACAACTTTTTTAAATACTTGTGTACTACCATTAACTACGATTTCTCTTTTAGTAATAATATAACTTGTTGGTGCCGAATTGTTTTCACTAAATTGTGGTATTTTTGTTCTATTAATAAACCCTTCTCTATTGAATTGTGATGAAAAATCTATATCATAAACAGTTTCAAACGTTGTACCCCCACCATTAAATTGTGCTCCCGATCTTAAAATACCCAAATAACGAGTATCTTCAGCATCACCATAAGCAGGAACAGTAATGGATATATCTATAACCGCCACGGATGGTCTATAACCAGGTATTTTTAATCCGTAAGTTCTCGCAATATTAAAAATAGAAGACCTTTGTTGTGCATATTGTAACACAGTTTCTTGTACGCTTCTATCAATATGATAATTTAAGTTATCTCCAATAGCAGCATTTAAATCCATTAATACTGAAAAAACAGAAGCATCATTAAAATTTTGAATTAAATCAGGATAATATTGTTGTGTATAATCTATCAGGTCCTGTCTTAGTCCCTCAAAATCTCTTTCAGTGTAAGATATTTTTCTATTTGCCATTGTTATAAATTAATTATTACAAATTGTCTACTTCCAAAAGCATTACTTTCGTCAATATATTCAATTTTTATTTTTGCAGTGTATTCCTCAGTATTAGCACCGGGAACTGCGTAAGTCGGTATGTCTTGTTCAGGAACTATCGGTTCACCTAAAGACTTATCACTATTTACGTATGGTTCTATTGTAATACTTTGTACTGTTAAATTTGGTATGTATGTGGTAATAGCATCCTCTATTTCCCCTCTTAGAACCCCAAACGTTTCACCATCCAAAGGTTCAAATATGAATTCATATAATCTAGTACCAAAATCAGGTAAATAATACCTACTACCCTTTCGAGTTAGTAGTAAGTGGATTAGATTTGAACGAATCTCTTCATCCGTTTTTTCAGACAAAGAAAGATATTGTCCTTTAATACTTTGTCTAAAAGGAAAATTTATTCCATATGTTATACCATTCGCCATATTACATAAATATAGTGTCGCGATATTTCCAATAAATAGTTATGAAATAAAAAATCCCGACGTTGTGTCGGGATTAGTGTCGCGATTAGGATGAACATCCAAAACAATCAAAGTCGCTATTGTCAGGTTTTGGTGGTAAGTTCATTGTCGAATAATCAACTTGTGGTACTTCAACCTTTTTAGGTTTTTCTTTTTTACTCATATCAAGAGCTAAGTGTTTAGCCCCTGTGGAAATCGCCTTGGTTCTTACGTAATAACAAAGAGTCTTTAAACCTTTCTCCCAAGAATGGAAGTGTGATGAGGTTATTTTAGACAATGTTGGGTTAGCCATGTAGATATTCATTGATTGTGATTGGTCAATAAATGGTGCTCTGTCTGCCGCCATATCAATCAACTCTCTTTGTGAAATCTCCCAAATGGTTTTATACTTAGGAATCAAATGTTCAATTCTTTTAACTTTCTTATTGTAGTTCTTATCTTCAGTATCCAAATAGTTATTGAAATTAATATTTTGAATCGACCCTTCGTTCATAATAATTTCATTTTTCAAATCTTCAGACCAAATACCAATCTTTTCAAAGTCGTTAATTAAGTATTTGTTTACAATCATAATCTCACCACCAACAACTCTTCTGTTAAATAACGCTGAGTGTGCAGGTTCTGTCATTTCAAATGAACCGGTAATTTTAGCAGAAGACGCAACAGGCATTTGAGCAGTGAACAATGAATTACATACACCATAATCGGTTACACTTTTCTTCAACTTATCCCAATCCCACATTCCTGAAAGTTTTGTATTATCTAATCCCCACATATCGAATTGGAATACTCCTTTATCCATTGGTGATCCTTTGAAGTGCGAGTAAGGTTCGTATTTACCATTCATACACAACTGATTACTTTCATAAATTGCTGCGTAATAGATGGTTTCAAAAATGTCTTTATTCAATTTCTTAGCATCTTCTGATGTGAAGATATAGTCCATTAAATAAAATACGTCAGCCAAACCTTGTGTACCAATAGCAATCGCTCTTTGTTCCATACCACCTTTCAACCCTTTTTGTGTTGAATAGTTGTTGATGTCAATTACTTTGTTCAAGGCTCTAACCACTTTACGAACTTCAGTGAATAATAATTCGTGGTCAAATTTACCTCCTTGGATGAAGTTTTTCAATACAATAGAAGACAATGTACAAATTGCTGTCGTTTCTTCATCGGTATACTGATAAATCTCATTACATAAGTTAGATTGTTTAATAACACCAATATTTTGGTGGTTAGTTTTTCTGTTAGCACTATCTTTCGAACATAAATAAGGAACACCAGTTTCCACTTGTGATTCAATTACTTTAGACCAAATGTCTTGTGCTTTAACTTTTTTACCTAACCCCATTGATACCGCTTTGTTGTAGTTTTCTTCGTATTCGTCACCATAACATTCTTGTAAAGCTTTGATACCTGCAGTTTTAATATCATTAGGACAAAACAAATACCAATCACCATTATTTTTAACGGCTCTCATGAAGTTATCAGGTAACCAAAGAGCGGTAAATAAATCACGTGCTCTTAATTCTTCAGCACCTGTATTCTTTTTAATATCCAATAAGTCAAAAATATCTTTGTGCCAAGGTTCAAGATAAATGGCCGCAGATCCAGGTCGTCTTCCTTGTTGATTAAAGAATCTTAAAGACTCATTAACAATTTTAAGGTATTTTAATAGACCACCAGCAAATCCACCTGAACTTGATATTCTACTTTCTTTACTTCTAATGTTAGACATTGATAATCCAATACCAGCTGCGTCGGAAGAAAATGTAGAAATGTCGTTTAAGGTATCCAATAACCCTTTTCTTGAATCTGAATTATTGTAATGTAAAACACATGACGCTAATTGAGGAACTTTAGTACCAGCATTAATCATGATTGGTGTTGCCTTTGAGATTAGTTGGTTTGATAATGATTTGTAGTACTCAACCGCACTTACAAAATCTTCAGTTACCCATAACGCAACTCTCATATACATATGTTGTGGTCGTTCAATTACTCTCCCATTAGGTCGTTTTAACAAGTACATTTCTTGTAACGAACGCCAAGCGAAGTAATCAAAGTTATAATCGTTTTCATGATTAATAACCGCATCAATAGTATCTTCACCATAAAGTTTAATAGTTTCGATTAACTTTTCATTAACGATACCATCTTTATATAAAACCATCATAGTTTCAGAAAAACTATCATTAGTTTCTTTATGGTATGATGAAATAGCAACTGAAGAAGCTAAACGTGAATAATCATGATGACTACCGGTATAAGCGGCAGCAATCTCATATACAAGTTTATCTAACTCCTTAGTTGTAATCTCACCTTCAGTAGGTACTGAAGTAATTACTTTAATAAAAATCTCATCAGAGTTAACGTTCAACCCTTTGGAAGAACGCTTAACTCTATTGTAAATTTTTTGTGGGTTAAATGAGACACTATCCCCACCTCTTTTAATTATTTTTAATGACATATAATTTAGTTTTATTAGAAATCGTCGGTAAATGTGATTGTTTCGTTTAGTTTAGCCTTTTGGTATTCCATTGTTCTTGATTCAAAGAAATTACCTTTAGTTTCAACTGCAATTTGCTCCATAAATTTGAATGGTTGTTCTACATTGAACTCTTTACTACATCCGAATTTTACTAACAATCCATCGACTACGAACTCTAAATATTGTTTCATTAAGTTTGAATTCATACCTATCAAAGACACCGGTAAAGATTCCGTGATGAACTCTTTTTCTATCTCAAGAGCTGATAATAATATCTGTTTGATTCTTTTTTCCGATGGTTTTTCTTCGCAATGGTTGTTTAATAAGTGGATTGCGAAATCACAATGTAAGTTCTCATCTTTAAAGATTAAAGAATTGGCGTTACATAGACCTTGCATGATTCCTCTAGATTTTAACCAGAAAATAGAACAGAACGAACCTGAAAAGAATATACCTTCAACAGCAGCAAATGCAATCAATCTTTCTTGAAACGAAGCGTTTTCAATCCAATCCAACGCCCACTTTGCCTTTTTCTGTACCGCAGGTAATCTATCAATTGCGTGGAAACATTCATCTTTTTCCTTTGCATTATTGATGTATGTGTCGATTAATAACGAATACATAAGTGAGTGGATATTTTCCATCGCCAATTGAAATCCATAAAAGAATTTAGCTTCGGGATATTGTACTTCACGATAGAAGTTCTCTGCTAAATTTTCGTTTACGATTCCATCTGATGCCGCGAAAAATGATAAAACGTTCTTAATGAAATACTTTTCATTATCTGTTAAATTTTCCCAATCTCTTATGTCGTTCGTCAAATCTACTTCTTCAGCCGTCCAAAAAGCCGCCTGATGCATTTTGTAATATTCCCAAATATCATTGTGTTCGATTGGGAAGATGACAAACCTATTAGGGTTTTCTACTAATATTTTTTCCATTTTGTAAATTTAATTATTTTTTTTAAGATTCTTGTTGTTTTTGCTTTTTCTTTTCAAGCAATTCTTTGATTCTGTTTCTATTCCTTTCTTCTTTTTGTTCTTCCAAACCTAAGAAAGTCATACTTTGTTCTGTGTCAATTTCTAACATTCCGTTATCAAATTTACAGTTTTCAAAAACAACCCCGTCTTTACCAATTCTTGACTTGGTAATGGCGATTGTCGCCAAATTCATCTCTTTCTGTTGTAGACTCTTAGCCACTGTGATGATTACGTGACCAACTTGTGCTTTTTTAATAGACCCACCCATTTGGTCTGTTGTTACCACGTCTGACGAAATCGAATTACGATTTCCTTGTGTTGCTGTCCAACCAGCGATGTCCAACTCATGACACATTGCCTCAAACCCTCTCATTACCGATCCTTCACTTTTCCATTCATCACCTAACATTTTGTCAGGAACTACACAATCAATATAATCTAAAATAATCATATCAACTTTAATCCCTTCAGCAATCATCTTTCTAACTTGATTTTTGATTTGATTCATAGTTACGGTATCGGATGGGAGTTTTTTCATGATTAATTTATTTTTCATGGTCTCCTTAATGTGTTTCACCTTTGCAGTAACGTCTTCTCTGTTTTCAGACATGTCATCAGGGTGGATTCCTGTCCAAAGTGTAAAGTGTTTTCTTTGGATAATTTTTGGGTTGTCCTCAAAAAATATTTGAAGAACGTTGTACCCTAGGTTAAATGCGTGGTTAGCAATTTTAGTAGTGAATGTAGATTTACCCACACCTGTTGGTGCCAAAATAACACCAATTTCTCCCTTGGCTAAACCACCTTTTAATAGGTTGTCAATACCAGGCACTCCAATTGGAATAGGGTGTCTGTAATCGTCATCCAAAACCTCATCAATGTTGAAGAACACATCGGTTGTTCCTTTGTCAGTTTCACCAACTTGAAGTGCTCCACGTACCATTTCTTCTAACCTATCATAACTCTCGAAATCACCTTTATCGATGATTGATTGAGCTTTAGTCATTACTTTTTGGAGTTCTTGTTGTTTACAAAACTTTAGGGCTTTTTCTTGTACATAAACCGACCCATCATCTGAAACGTTCTTTACTTGTTCAAGAGTATCCAAAACACTCTTCTGAGCCATAGGAGAACTAATTTCTGATTTTGTCAGTTGTTCAAGGGTGTTAAACGTAGGTGTGTGTTCATACTTTGAATAGTACTCCTTAATCATTTGACAAATGATACGAAAATACTGGTTGTCAAAGTAGTGTGGGTCAATAACTTCGATGATGGAATTTGAGAAATCTTTGTAAACAATAATGTTGTTTAATAATTGAATTTGAAAGGTGTTTCCTAAATACCCGAAGTTCTTTTTGTCTGACATAATTTAATGATTTGTTCTTTGTTTTTCTAATAAATACTATTAGGCGAATGAATAATTTAGGTAGTCGTAAGATAAATTTTTATCTGATAAAATGTCAGTCAATTCTCTTAAAATGTTTTTTATCGATGGTCGTACATCCAGCGTGTATCTTACCTTCGGTGGGTATACTTTCGCATCAATCACTCTATGACAAATTGTCTCATTTCCTAACTTTAAAATAATATTAAAGACTTCAGGTCCATCAGTATTTGATGTCTCCAAGATGCTAGGATCCTCCTCAATTTGAAAACGATTTTCCAACATATACACAACACATTTGTTTCTTAATTTGGTTTGCAACTCGGCAGATAATTCGTTAACGTAATTTAAAAGTTCAACACTATTTTTTGCTTTAGTATTAAAACCTTTAACATTAAAAAATCTCTGTACAACGAAGTTGTTGTTTAATGTAATTAAGAATTCAACTTTAGTAACGTCGTTTTGTTCTTTCATGTTTTTTGTTTTACTTTTTGTTTTTAAACTTTGTTTTTTCTTTTCTTGTTAACTTTAAAAATGGTTTTAAAAAATAAATCCAATTTTCATCATTCTTTGGTAGGTATTTAAACAAACCGTCTTCCATCATCATTCGGATTAGATTCTTATAACCCCTCCCGTCGGGATCCAACGACTCGGAGTAATATGAGTTAACTAAATCTTTTCCTTCATCACTTATCAACGGTTCGCTTAAGTCAACAAGTTTTTTGTTTATCACATAAAACTCATCGCCAAATATACCTTCTTTGGTTTTACCACTTAAAAGATTCTGTAAGGCCGCGTTTCCCTTTTCCTCTTTTAATAAGTTTTCACCTTTAGATAAAATATCGGTAATTTCTACAGGTTTTTCAAGTAGCTCAGGGAAAAACTTTAGGAGAGTCTTCTCCCCCATATAGAATATCCCGTCTATATTATCCGAACCATCACCAGTAATTATCTTAAGGGTTTTAACATTATAGTGGGGAATCTCGGCTTCGTAAACCTTAATTGTATCCCCATTACCATAATATTGTTTTGTGGATGGTGAGTAAATTGTAACCTTATCTGATATAAGTTGTGTAAGGTCTCTATCACTTGAAAAGATTGTTTTCTCTTCATCTAATGATATTTGACAGTAGTATGCGATTAAGTCATCCGCTTCAGAATGATCTACCTCCATTTGTCTTACAAACATCTCTTCAAGATATTGTTTTACTCTTTGTTTTTGAAAGTTAAAAGAATCTCTTTTTTGTTCATTATCAGAAGACTTACGATTGAGTTTGTATTTTGGGTAGATAAGTCTTCGTTGTGAAGAACTCGTATCACTATCCCAAAATACCACAACTTTACTAAAGTTTGATTCTTCTATGAACTTTCTTAAGGTATTTAAAAAATGCCAAATACCTCCGACGTGTTGTCCTTCATTATAGAATTCTCTCACCCCGTGAAAACCAATCTTTAACAGATTGTTTCCATCAACCAATAATGTTTTTGACACTTGTCGTCTTTTAAATTGTTACTACTCTACTTCTTCTTTTTCTGCTTTCAAATCGAAGTCACCATCAACTCCGATAATTTCTTTCCAATACTCAGCATATTCTTTTTTGTATTGTTCGATAGACGCCTTTTCTTCGGACGCTTCTTTTCCGGGTAAAAACCCATGTGGTGTTACAATGATTTTACCATCTTCAAACCCAAGTCCATTGATGTGGTTTTTCATGACCGACACCTTTGTTCTTGATGCAAACTTAACTGTACGTTTGTCTTTTGTTGCGGTAATCTTTGTAGTGCCTGCACCTTTTTGATTTCCAAATAAGAATACCAAAGATGAGTTTAACCAAATTGCCTCACCACCTTTAGCTTTAATTTTTGGTTGACCAAAAGGATTATCAGGTAATTCCACCCAAGGTTGGTTTACAATGATAAGGGTATTTTCGTATTTTGAATCAGATTTACGTGAACCTGAAATACGTTGGTTGATTCCCATACCAATCTTGTCAGCCAAGACACTTGCATTGTGTTGTTTACCACCTTTACCTTCATAAGTCATTTTACAAGGAACCGAACCAACTGAGTCCCACATAATACATAATGAATAATCTAAATCACCCTTTTCTTGGGCATCTAATAAACTATTAATGTAATCCGTGATTTGTTCGATGTAATCAAAGTTGTTATTAAAGATGTAAAAACCATCCCATTCTAATTCACCCGTTTCGGTGTCAACAACTTCATCACATTCAAACCCCATTAGTTTGGCATGTTCAAATGACCATTTCTGTTCTGTAATAATAAACACAGGAAGGATTCCTTTTTTCTGTGCATCAACTGCAGTTTTAACTAACGCAGTGGTTTTTCCCGTATCCGAGTGACCCAAGAACATATTAATATGCCCCATAGCAGGACCAGGTAATCCAACAGCATCTAAAAACGGAGCACCAAGATCGAAAAATCTTTGTGGTTTATATTTTGCAGATGTGGAAAATTTCTTCTTTAATGAACTGAAATCGTTTTTTTTAATTGCCATATTATTTTTTGTTAAAAAGATAAGCCCCATGCATCATGAGGCTTATCATTAATTTTTTATGAGATTAGAATGGTAAATCTTCAGCCGGCTCTTCGTCAGCTTGTGGGTCTACTACAGGAACCTCTTCTTTTACATTTGCTCCACCAAGAGAAATATCAGCACTTTCACCATAAACATATTTTTTAAGTTCTGTACTCCACATTGGGGTTTCTCCGATTGCGATTGCTTCCAAATACTCAACAGGTTTTTTAGAATAAACATCATTCCATGTCAACTCATCTTCCAACCATCCACTCATGATTTCTTTATCTTCGTGAAGTAATGCCGGATCGTCGTACATAACTGTTTGGATAACGGTGTACTCTTTTCCTTGTGGAGTTTTAGCTTTCTTAAGTTCGATGATTAAGTCACGTCCTTTTTCAGCATCTGTGATATCACCTTTAGCTTTCCAAATAGGAAGGATTTTATCCAAGATACCTTCGTTTTTGTAATTGTGTTTAAATCTCCAAAATTTAACACCATCTTGTTCGTTGTCACGGTCAATAACTCTAACAATGTAGAATAAACGTGAACGGTATTGTGACGCTAATTCTTTGTCTTCTTTTTTACCCGTTTGGATAAGTTCGTTATAAACTTCTGTAAGTGGGGAACGTTCGTTGTCATTTTTCTCAGGGTCGTATAATTTAACCCATTGCCCATTAACTTGGATTTCGTGGTACCAAACCTCTACAAATGGTGATGAACCATCTTTAGTTGGTAAGATACGAACTCTACGTTGTGCAGATGTTTCGTTTTTCATTAAGATTGCGGAAAAATACTTCTTTAATCTGTCTTCTTGTGAGATACTTGTTCTCTGTGAACCACTTGGTTGTGCGTTCTTTTCGTACTGTGCAAGTACTGAATCTAATACTGAATTTGCCATAAATAAATTTTAAATTATTACTCTTTTATCTACATCAAATATAGGTATAAATACTAGAATGTCAAATTAGAAAGCACAAAAAAAGGGACCTTTTAAAGTCCCTCGTATTTTATAATTTAATAATTAATTATTGTCTTCTTGGTCGTAAATATTAAATGTTTTTTTAACTTCATTTGGTGAAAAATTTTCAACTTCGTCAGAGGTTAACACATATTCGTTTTTATCCGTCAATTCCATCTCACCTTTTTTGTCATCAAAAAAATCTGTTAGTTTTTGATTATAAGGATACGAATCTAATGAACGTAACATTAATTTTTCTTCAGGAGTTTTTTCTCGGTATTTGTCAAATTTAGTTTCCAAACTATTAATCTTATCAAGAATTTGGTCCATATTAGATAATTTACTTTCTAAGTCGTCCAACTTAGCAAACATACCATCCATAAATTCATCCTGTTTTGTTTTAATGTCTTGTTGAGCACTTACTAAATCAGTAATGTCTATCTCTTCAGTATCCCCTTCACCACCTTCAGTTGTTTCTTCCGCATCAATTTCCTCAACATCTGGGTCATTGGCTACGTCAATAGGTTCAGGTATAGCATCGGGTGTTGCTCCCGCTTCAGGTGCTGCTCCCGCTTCAGGTGCTGCTCCCGCTTCAGGTGCTGCTCCCGCTTCAGGTGCTGGTGGAACTTCTCCTTCGGGTGCCGGTGGAGTATCAATTTGCTCACTAATAATGTAATTATTGATTTGATTGAATCTTTTTAATTCTTCTAAAATTTTCTTGTCTAAACTCATCGTGTTATTTTTAACCATTCAGTAATGTTTTAACCCCTGTTGGAGTTTCAACTTTTAAAGTCCTATTAGTCTTTAATGTATTATCTACTCTTTCGATTAACCCATCCTTCATTCTTATGGTATAACAATCACCTGTATCAAGGTCACAAACTTCTTTGTAACCATTACCTGTTTGTTTTTCAGTAATACGAGTATCTTTTCTTAAATAGTCGTCTAATAAATTTTTGATGTTCATAATTCTTTTTTTATATAAATATATCGTTTATTAATAAAATTACGGGAATAACGTGAATACCTTTTTTATGATGTTAAGGTATGCCGAATATGCCGAAGATAATAAATTATTATTTTGGACATTAATTAGAACATAATCTCTTATTTCTTGTGCTGTTTTCCCATACCCATAACCAGTATCCCAAGTAGAAATTATTAATTGTACAATACCTTTTTGGTATTTCTCATCTTCATCATCACCTGTGTTAATATTTTTTAAATCAACAATTAATGGTGACATGTTTTTATTTAAATTATACACCACATTAATAGGGTCTGTCAGATTATTAAACGAAAACAATGGGATTGCAGCCCCATCGACATCCGCACAAACCAACTCACTTAAAACCGGATTATCCGCAAAAACATTAGCGGCACTTATTTCAAATAAATTATTATTAATAGGTTGTAATAAATCTTCTTCATATCCGTTAGATGATCTTGTAACCGCAATTGTTGCCATCATAATCGCAACATACCTATCAATTCCAGGAATCGCATTTATTTTGTTAGCCATTTCAGAATATGTTACACGACCTCTATTCATACCAACAAATGGTAATGTCTCATATTTAGCATCGACTAATAATTGACATTCATCCTCAGGTTTTAAAGTTGTTCCAATTGATGCGTCTTGGTCCAAACTAGTTTCTACAGGAGTAACGGTAGTCGCTGGATTTGGTGTTTGTAAAATTTCTTGCTGATATTTTTCTAAATAATTTGTTTTAATATATGTTGCCAAGCTGTTAGGTTGAGGTAATGCGTATTTTGGCATTCTATTCCCCTCAAAAGAAGTCACAAAATCAGTATCACTAATAGTATGAGATACACTACTAATTAGGTATGGTCCGTAAAATAATGGAACATGTCTTAAATTAAAATACATCATAGGTTGTATCATTACATTACCTAATGATTTAATAGTCGCATGGTACGACGCACTTTTATATAAAGAGTACATCGAAGTTGTTTGTTGAGCAATTTTATCCCCATTTACCCCGTTAGACATTTGGTCTCTAACTGCAAATGTTGCTGCAGTATTCTTCTTATCGTCCATACCTACCTCAACACTTGAGAACATGTTTTGGTTTTGTATACCAAAATCCACATTAAATCCAACAACTTTATTGGACAACGCAAAATTATATTTAGTGATGTCCGTAGGAATCCTAACCGGATTGGTTGATGGGTTTCTCAAATCAAAACTATCATCCCCATACACCACAAACGCATTATCTTTTTGTTGTGGATGTTCAGATTCCTTACCAACATATATTAATAAAAACTTAGGTCTTGAGTCAAGATAGTTTACTTCGGTATATGTACCAAAAAGAGAATTAGGAACATCTATTTGTTTTGGTTGTGAATTTTTAGTTGGGGACTGATTACCATAAAAATTAATGTAAGCTGGCATAGCATAAAACAACATGTTATCTTGTTTTTTCATTATAAAACCAATTACATCTAATATAGAAATGGTATTATCTCCCTTTAATATCTCAGCGATACCCATAACATCAACTTGTAATGAATTACCGACATCACCATTAGCAGTATTTTGAAAAAGAAAATCCTCAAATATTGTTCTAGTTGTTAAATCACTACCAGCAACCCATTTATCGTTAAACGCCTGAAAAGTATTGTACGTACTTAATTTTGTTACATCACCACTAACAGATGAATTAACACCTGATTGTGTTGATTTTGTTGATGGTAAATTCTTATTAGAATAGTTAGAAATCTCTAAAACCATGTCGGCCTGTATTGCGTTTTGGTCATTTAAAAATTTATTAAATTCAGTAAAGAATGTTGTATTGGTCCACGGATTCCCATTAGTTAATGCCTTAAGTTTTTCTTTCGCATAAATTTTAATTATAGGGTAAAGAACTTTTATGTTGTCCGAAGTGAATTCTATGTTTTGTTCAATAAAAAAGTCAGTAATTGACGATCCACTATTTGTGTACGCAGCATAATTAGAAAACCCAACATATTTTTGTAATGTTTTCCAAGCATCGGAATTATTAGTTTGACTGCTCAGTAAAGTGACATTTAAAGTATCACCAGGTAATGACCCATCAACATAAGGGTTATATGTTATCCTATCTACAGGATGTAAAGTAGTGTCATTTGAAAAACTATTAAACACTCTTCTATTAAAGTTTCCGGGATTTCCTAGTTTTAAAATACAATCAAACTTTAAAAACTCTTCCATTTTTTTAGATGCTGAGATTTGTTGAGCCTGAGCAATACTAACACAATCTTGGTTTTGTTGGTTTGTTATACCATTAGGTAAATCAGTTTCTTTTACTTTTAGTAAATTTAAAATTTGGTCCTTAAGTCTTCGTTGTTTAATATTTTTAATCTTATTAGTATCAATATAATTTGGTGAAGTTTTCTCTCCCTTTAAAACAAGTATCTCTGATGCATCAGCATTTGGATCACAAAACCCTAAAAATGCTCTTTCAAACTCATCAAGTATGTCAGGAGTAAACACTGAAAATAATTCCGGAATATCACTATATTTACCATTAAATGATACATCATAATCAGACGCGTATTGATCAGGTGTTGGTTTTTGTATCTTCGATAAATCATAGTACCCATAATTACTTAATCCCCATAATGGTCTAACGGACCCGTTATACATTGCAGGATTATCTTTAATATCTATTTTTATTTTACCGGTGTTAAAACATTCTAAAACCGATTGATTAAATGGGGTACCACCATTTGATGGTATGGGTATATAGACTTTATTATTTTTATCTACGGACGCGTCTCTATCAAAAATTAAATATTGAAAATACGAATTAACCGCAATACTTCTATTTAAATCCAATGAGTCTCCACTGAATGGCATAAAATAAGATGAGTTAGTATTAGAACCAATTCTTAATTTATTTTTATCGTATGCGTCTGAAAATTCTTGCCCATTATATGTCGTAAATAAATCTTTCTTAGTAAGGTACCAATGTAAATCATTAATTAATTTAGGATAAAATCCTGTATTATATGTTTCAATATATTTAACATTAGCGGGTGCTACTGTTTGTGTATCAAAAGCTTTAAAAGTACGAGTACCCCCAGTGTAGTCTTTAATTGTATACTGTGTTGAAAGATTATTTAGTGTTGGGTCATAGTATTTTTTGTAGTCAAAGTCCTCCCACACGTCATCTAATATATCAGTAACCTTATTAGAATCAATCCACGTTTTATATCTATGCCAAATAGAACCATACCTTAATATGTATGAATAAGGCATTTGGTGTATTGCAGAAAATTTAAATAAAGTTGGAATTAATTCGTCAGTATAATCGTTAGTATCTATATTAAAGAATTCAAAGTCGCGGAAAAAGGTATTTAAATACAAATAACCTAAACTAACATACGGATTTTTTACCCCATTTTTTTCATTTTCAACACCTTTAAGTAAGGAATTAATAAAAAATGGTGTATTAAATATTGAGGTTGTTTGGTTTGGGGTAACGTTACCACTGTAATTATTATAATATAATATTGATTCACTTAATACTCTACCATTATTATCCTTCTTTTCAGTAAAAAGTTGGGATAACTCTATTCCATTTTTAACCGGAGTACTTGTATTAGGGATATTAAAAACGGTTTGATTAAAGTTTTTATAATCATATCTTTCATACAGACCGTAAAGACTTAACTTCTGTGATAATGAATTCTCATTTAACCTAGCAATTGTTTTTTTATCGTCTAAAAAAATAATAGTTCTTGTTGTGTTGTAATCATATGCTTTACCATATAAATCAATAACGTCACTAAATAATTTAGTAGATGTTTCCGTACTTTCTAAGTATGTTTTAAAATTATCAATTAATGGAACCGCAGTATCTAAACTTATAGATCTTCCATCAATAGTATCTAAACTATATAAGCCAGATTGATTGTCCAACATATTAACAATATAATCGGTCGTATAATTATCTCTTTCAAAGTTCCAATATTTTTGAGAAGCCCCATTATTTGAAATACTTTTCATGTACGTCTCTAATGTGGTTAAACTAATTGGCGTTGTTTTTAACTTCTCAGAAAGATTCGGATTATCTAATGCCGCTCTTCTAACATTTTGAGCCTCTAAGTCCGCAATAAATTTATCGACTTGGTCTTTTTTATAATTACCCCTAAACAATTGAGTGTAGTGACTAGTTAAATAAACTCTCTCATATAACTCATAGAAAAATGAAATCTCACTAGGGTCCTCATAAGGTATAACCGTAAATGGGAATTCCAATCCATTCGATGAGGCATAGTTATTTAATACCGTCGGATTAGAGTAAGAGTTTCGTCTTGCGTTAGGTGCCTTAGATACTGCAGCTTCTAAATATTTTTCAGTAAAGAATATTTCAGGCCAAACCGTTCTATCAAAACCGTTTGTTTGTGTGACATATTTAGGGTTACCTAAATATTGAACTGTATACATCTCTCTACCATCAGGTTGTTTTTCAAGAGTAAAGTAAGTCGGCCAAGGATAAACAACATTTTTGTTATTTTCGTTACCAACATAATTAACCAAATTCTTAGAATCAACACCAAAGTTTTTACCCGAAGGCATAATAGATGAAATTCTTTTTGGGTTATTTTTTTTACTCCAAGCATCATAATGAGTTTGGTCCATTAACCTATAAAACGTATCGACACCAGCCATTATAACTGCAAACACATTTCTTATTGTTGGTTCAAACCCTAAACCCGCATTACTCTTAATTAATTTATCCGCCAATTGGTCGGAAAACGTTTGTTCAATTACCGTTTGTCTGGTTTTAAGAGTAGAACTCATTTTATCTAACTTATCGAAAAAACTATTTGGTACGTAATTTGTAGACCCTACGGCCAACTCTCCGTATTTAAAGAATGTTGGTATGTCATCGACAATATTTCCCGTAGCTAAATCTTTTTTCTTACCGAATAATTCAAAATCTTTTGTTATTTGTGTTTTAAATGTAATTAGCTCTGCCTCTGTTGGTACACGATTTAATCTTTTAGTTAATGTGTTTTTATAATCGGTTTCAGTTAAATTGACATATGAAAATTGTATAATGATGTCGCTTGGCTTTAAAAAAACGGGTATCTCTTGGTTTTCAAAATTCTCATCACCTATTTTGTATGAACCGTTTTCACCGAAAGATGCATTTTTTTTAAAGTTCTCAACACTACCTACTACCTCAGCGCTAATATCTGTTTTTAATTGTTCTCGATATTGGAAGTCAATGTTAGGTTTAAATGGATAATATATCTCGTTATCGTGTATAATATAACTATCGGTATCCAAATACGTATTTATTACTTTAGTATAGACAGTATTTTTTAATTCAGTTATTAAATTAGCATATGAGTTTATATCGTTTAAAACTGCAAAATCACCTTTTTTAATATCCTCCTGAATCGCAGTATTAAAGTTATCACACCTTAATATAAATTCTTCAATAGTTAATCTTGGAAACCCTTTCTCTATTAACCCCTTCGATTCATATATACTATAAACCTCATCCATTTTTTGTGCCCCTAATGAAGTCTGAGTTGTCGTAACATTGTTAGTACTATTTGGTGTTGCACTATTATTTGTCGGTTCGGTTCTTTCGACCACCGTAGGATACATTTTTGGAGCAACTCTAGCGTAATCTAATAATGTATCACTTAATAATCCCGTTAATTTACCAACTAAAGTTAAATTAATATTATAGTTACCACTGTCTTGGTCAAAAGTGGCGTTAAACTTTGTAAGATTTAAAGCGTACCTTATGGCCTTACCGTAGTAACCTTTTATCGTTAAATAAAACAATGGATATGGTAAGTTAAAAAAAACAGAATAGATTGACTTCTCACCTTGTTCAAATAGTGTTCTACCCTGAACGTCGACTAATGTCATATCAACTGTTGGTACTCCATTTGCAACAACTTTAACTGTAATATTTGTAATACCCAACATTTGGGTGTCAGAATAATTATTAACGTCTCTTACATTAATAGTCTTACCGTTAATATTTTTAGATGATATGCTACCTTGATTTAATCCCCCACCTGTAGTTGAATTTAATCCTGTAATTTGGTCAGTATATGACGTGTCAAAACTATTTCTACCTCCAGGTTGTAAAAAATTAATTACCGCAGCAGGATTACTAGCATCTGTTTTTAAACTCGCAACCGTAGAATTAACAATATCTAATGTTTCCCCTACCGCAAGTTTTGTTCTTGGTATTACTTTAGTTTCTAAATTTGCGTAATACACTAAATCTTCGTGGTCGACTAATCTGTCCACCACTTTATTATTAACAACAATTTTGTTTGGGTCAATTAGAACAATGTTGTCATAATCAGTTTCAACGTAAATAGGTTGTTTTGAAAGGTTATCTGCCATAATAAAAAATATGTGTGTCTACCGCATTTTTGTAGTCTAAAAGAGCACCCAATAAAGGATAAGGAATATTAAGTATAGTTCCGTCAGGGATATTAGTTTCTAAACCACCATAAGTTGGGTTAGCCATTAATATCAACCAACCAAAATATGGTGACCCATATTTTTCATAACTAATCTTATCCAATCTACTTTGGTTAGTTCTATACACATATCTTTGGTCTGTGGTTCTAGCCGGTAATGTAACATACGGTACAACCGTTTGTACTCCATTAACAAAAAAGTTTTGGTATCTATTATAATATTGCATATTAATTCATTGTTTTCTTTAGGTTGAAATCGTTGCCGGTTGAATCGACAGTATCCCATAACGCCAAAAGATTAACATCATTAGGTGGCGAAACCGGAGTTTGTTTAGTTAAATCAAATAATCTTACTTTACCTTTGTTAAATGATATATATTTGTCATTTGGAAATTTAACAGAAAAATATATGTTTTTAAAATTATTAAAATTATCATCTAAAGTCTTTTTAGATTTTTCATAATTTTTATATCTTCCGTTAGGTAAATAAGTTTTTTGCGGAGTATTATTAAATGAAATACCTATTCCTTGATTTAAAATATTAATACCAATATTCTGATAAAGTAATTTTCTCCACCCCGTTTCTGATATAGCATCAGGTATTGATGTCATAATTTCATTTATGAATTTATCAGGGTCTTCTAATATTTCTTTACCGAAGATTAAGAAGAATCTCACATCTTTAGGACTATTAGAATCGATGTACGTTTCAAAATTAAAATCATCAGAATACACTTTACCAACACCTTTAGGTATTAATTGGTACTCCCCAAACTTATCATTAAGACCATTAATATCTGTTCTTATTGTTAAGAAATCATCTCTTAATTCATCATAGGTGTTGGCCGCAGTACTACCAGCAGCAATCTCTGTAGTACCAGAAATATCATATATTACAACCCCCCCACTTTTATTTTTATACCCATCAACGTTACTTAAAATGTAATTAACTTGGTCACTATATTTTATAAATTCTAATTGAGATTTAACTAATTTTGATGTGTTTTTCTCTAATGACTGTAAGTAGTTGTTTTTTCTACTATCAATCATTTCTTTAACTTTACGTTTAACCTTACGTATCTCACCATTTGTTGGGAAATTTTCCTGACCTAATCCACCTAATATTGGTGATGTTTCATCCTCAACATCATCCTTAGCACCATTAAATAATTTGTCAACTCTATCTTGGTACCCATCAGGTTTACCAAAAATATTAACATCATTAGTAATGTTACCTAACAAGTAATTAAATAAACCTGTTTTAAATTTAGGATTACTCGTATACAGTATTAAACCTCCCCATAATAAATCAGTCTTTAAATTTTGTAGTGTTGAATATACCCCATTAATATAATTTTCGGTTTTATCAACCATGGTATCCATCACTTCTTTGTATCTGATTTTACCTTTTATTTGTGAGGTATTAACATCTAAATACGTATTTTCAACAACACCCAATGTAACACCACCATCATTAACCTCAGGTCTTTTTTGTGGTCCAACATCACCTATTTCATTTTTGATGTCGTCAATTAATTGTTTTTCAAATTTTGGATTTATCTCTTCAGTCTCTTCAGCCCTTTCATCATACATTTCAGTATTCGCATAATAGTTGAAGGAAAGCGCATTTTGTAATTTTGCAATTGGTTCTCGTAATCCTTGTCCTCCAATGAATTTCATTGACATGGTTACTTCTGCAATCATAGGTTGAACCCCAATACCTTCAGGGTTTAAATCGTAAACTGCATCATCAAATTTTAAATCTAAACTTTCAAAAACAACTTTAGTATGGAAAAAGTCACCAACCCTAATAACACAAATAGGTGGTGAACCAAACGCACTATTAGTTACGTCATTATACTGTAGAGTTGTTGTATTCTGACCTGTCTCAACCGCAGTCGGTATTGTATCACCAGGTCTCATACATTGTTGTAAGAACGTTAATCTAGCATTTAAACCTTCAGGAGTAATAGAGTGAAATACCGGATTAAAGTTTTTAATCTTACTTCTTATTCCGTCATAAATCATAGGATTTTCTTCCCTGACCATTTCAAAATAACTACACTCACTTAAAAGTTTTCTAAGTAATCTTTTAGTTATACCATCTCTAACCTCATTTGTTAATGTTTTTTTCTGTGTTTGCTTAACAACATATGAAGATTCTGATTGTGGTTGGGTATCATTAATGTTATTAACATCAGCACCTAGTGGGTCAATCTCCCCTTCAGGCGCCTCACTAATTTGTGTTGATGCTACCGGTGGTACTTCAGCTGGTGGGTCAACTTTTGCAACACCAACTTTAGTTCTTCTACACATCATACCTTGTACAGACATTTTATATGTAGATTGATTATTGAAAGGTTTAGAACACTTTATATCTCTATACCCTTCCTCATTAATTTCTTGAGTCTCTCCATTAGTTTGGGTGTTGAATAATAAAAGTTTTTTATCAATCATGTCTTTCATTTTCAATTCCCCCTCAGTATAATCAGTTATCATCTTAATAACTGAATCCGCACGTCTTTTAGAAAGACTTTGGTTATATGTTGCGGATGCCGTTGAGTTGGCGGATCCAATAATATCTAATGTTACCTTATTACCACCATCACAAAGTTTAATTACTTTTGATAGTAATTCTTTAAATGTATTATATTCACTATCTAAAAATGTAAAAACTCCACTTATTGAATCTTTTCTGGTGTCTAAAAAATCTCCTAATCCAAAATTAGCTGGAGGATTATTTAATACGGTACCATTATAATTAAATACCTTATTTGCAGCACCACTATTGTACGTACTTTTTAATCCGGACAATTGATTATAAAATTTTTCATACGAACTACTCGTATCGGTAGATGCTGGTATAGCATTTTCAAAAAGTAATTGTATGTCTTGGAATTTAGCAATTTCAATATTTTCTTGTTGTGTCTGACCCGAAGCACTTCCTGTTGCATCTTGTGCAATATTTGGAGTTTCTTGAACCACAACTTCACCAACAATATTAGGGTTAGGGACACTTGGAATTAACTCAGTTACATTACTAACCGTTTCAATTACATCATATATGTCGGTTAAACTAAATGATTTATATTTTTTTAATAAATCATAAATGTCGTATTCAGTACATCCCGCAATGAATGAGTCGATTACCTTAGTCGCCACCGATGTGTTTTCTTTCGCTAATTCTTTATTAACCAAAACATTCATTATTGATGGGTGGTCAACAATTATTTTCCATTTTAAAGTCCCAGTTCTTTCAGTGTTTTGGTAAGTATATATTGGTTCAGGTCTCCCTAAAAAAACATTGTCTTTCCATGATGTTCTAACATTATCATCAAAACTTAGTTCATATGGTGGGAACCACATAACTCTACCTCCGTTTGGACCTATTTCACAAGCAGGTAAACTATCAACCGTAAATCCTTTTTTACTTGATGTTCTCCAAGCTAAGTTCTCAATAGAGAACATATATTTTTTAACCTTCCCATCTTTTCCAATATTTGTGGAATCTTCACCATACATTGGTGCAATGTTCAAGTTATACGTCGCATCTAAAACGGAATACGTAGCACCTCTTATATTACCTTTTCCATTATTTAATTTATTCTTTTGTAATTGTTTGTATGTACTATATGGTCTATCCTTGGTAAATAAACGACAATATTCATAACCTTGTACACTACTCACAGGTGCAGTTCCACTCTGTACTGAAGTTGGTGTCACGTATCTAAAAACTCTAGAACCTTTGGTCATCTCTTGGTACCCGTCATTAAATACTTTACTAACTTGGTTAATCGCATTACCTACATGGTTAGGGTTAGATGATCTGGCACCTGCGTCAATTAATTTTTGAGTTATATCGAGTATCGACCCATCTGTAAGTGACAACGCTGAGGATTTACTATTATTAAACGCCTGTTGTAATATTGTATCAAACACAACATCAGTCGAGTTAACTATCTTATTGTTAAACCCAACAAATAAACCAGGTTTAATAAAAGAAGTCTCACTTGTTGTCCATGTGAAATTACCTATAATACTTGAATTACCAACAACCCCTAAAGTGTCTAAAGACCCGTTGTAATAATTTCTACTATTTAAACCGAACAGCCTTTTATTAACATCATTACCCTCATACTCCTTACCTATCGCACCATAGTCAAAAACGGGACCGTTATTAGGTTTTCCGTCTCTTCCTTTAGGTTGGTCAAGTTTTGGACTAACAACATCTCTTATGAAATTTTTAGTGTTACCAACATAAAAAATAGGTTTAGGTGACGATAAATTAGGACTAACTAAAGAATCTAAATTATAATCAGGTCGATATGAATTATAAAATAACATATCAAACAACAATGACCTTGTTGCTCTTGATGTGTTTGCTAATAGTCTTTCAGACCCCGTATCAATATTCGCGGATAATAAATTATTTACAAGGTTACCCACAGCACCTGCAACAGCACCAATAGGATTTGCAAGCATTTGACTACCAAAGTTTTTATCAGGATAATCAAAATATTCACCAGGGATTATAGAATATGGTGAATAAAGACCTGATAGTCTAGCGGTAAACCCTAATACATCCCCAACAATAGTTGATGGTGATGTTATTTGATAATTTTTTTGAATAAGGGGAACGTTATTAGTTACAACTCCTAAAATATCAAATGGGTCTATTGACGGACTTGGTCCTATACCTCCTGATATTGTTGATACCGATGAATTGGATAAAATCGATCTACCTAATGTTTGTTGGTATAACTCATAAGCAACTCTCGTTTTAAATTCTTTTTGTAGTTGTTTTGCTGCGATTTTAGCCAAATTAGAATCCTGACTTAAACTTCCTTCGGTACCATTTGGATTGTCGCTATTTAGAATGTTAATAGGACTGTAAAACGATGGAACAAATGAGAACGTAGTATCACTATTAGAATACGGTCTATTTAAACTATCAGGAAATATCTCATCAATAACTAATGGGTCATACGACCCTTCACCCGTATTATAAAGATTTTTACCATAGTTATATGATTGAGATTGTTCTGTTGTTTTTCCAGGTTGTGATGCGGTAAAATCATATTCACCCTTATTAGCTTGTGTTTGTGTATCTCTATTTGGGACGACAACGTCAGGTATAATAACCGGTTGGTACGGGTTTTTAACTACCGTATTTTTAAGTCTTTTATCACCAATCTGCTCAAGTTCACTATTATTACCAGAGTTCTCGGTTGGTTCGTATGGTCCTGCATTTGCACCAAGTGGGTTATCTTTATTAATATTAATAACCGCACCGTAGTTAGTTACACTACTACCAAGACCATATTTATTTTTACCGTATAAAAATTTACCACGAACATTACCAACACTATTTAACTCACTATTAGCAGCATCACTAGCATCATCATATTCCCCATAGTTAGAAACATTTAAAGTTAGGGTAGGGAATAATTTTGAATCACCAAAACCCGTAGATACTGATTCAGGGTTATATTTGTTTAATACCCGTAGAATACTTTCTTGTGCGTCTCCTTTTAATTCTAATTCACTAGAAACCGCATCGGCAGGTCCGTAGTTACCCTCATTGGCTTTAGTTTGGAAATTTAGGTTAGGAGTAACTGAAGTATTACTTTGTGTCCCTTGTGGTCCATATTGATTAATAACAATTTGAGTTTCTTTTGAAGATATACCTATCTTTTCTAAATCACTACCTAAAGTATCTATAAAGTCATAGTGACCTTCGTTAGGTTTTGTTTGGTTATTAACATTAGGGTTAACAACATTTCTACTATCTGATTGGTCCGGACCATATTGGTTTTTAACAATCAGTTCGTTTTCTTTAACGTCACCGATAACTTCTAAATCACTTCCAAAAGTTTTTTCAAATCCATATAGACCTTCGTTAGTACTTTTGTTTGTATTTTTATTGATGTTAACAGGATTACCAAAAGAATTAGCAAATTGGGTTGGTCCATATATGTTCTGAACATATAATAGTTTTTCGGTGTTATCACCAATAACCTCTAATTTTGACCCTTCGGTGTTTTTAAAACCATATAAACCACCATTAGTCTCGGTACCTTTATTAATGTTTATTTGAATAACATTACCGAATGTACCGCCAGGATTAAATTTATTTTGTTTTATTAATTTTTCTTCTTGTTTTTTCTGTTCAACACTGATATCTGGGGAATCACTAACTGAATAATCCACTAATGTGATTTCTTTTTTATCAATTTTTGAAGACGCGAATGAACCGTCAACCTTATATGGTTGTAAATTTTTTACTAATAATTTTTTTCTAAAATTCTCAGTTGAATCAAACGAAAGTGGACTCTCCATCTATTATCTTTTATTAGATAAATAGGTTATAAGGTTATTTTATAATTACCTTGTTTGTAATCTTGTTTTAGATTTTGATAATAAATCTTTTTTATCGAACACATCCATAATTTTTTCAGTGAGTTGTCTCTTAAACTCTCCGTCTCTTGATAGTAAGTCGGATAATGGACTATTAGGAATTCCCTTAATATTTAAATCTACGGTTATGTTAAAATTGTTATCTATTGTTTGTGATATATTTTGAGATGTTTCTTGTTTAGATGTAATTGTTTGTGTTGGTAATGTTTTCGGTTCATTATTTTTAAACGATATCTCAGTTGGAGTCGACGACTCTAAACTTTTAACTTTTAAATAACTTTCTTTTAAAACTGATAATTTTTTATCTAAATCGGGAGCAAATACTCCTTTATCCTCATCTATAAAATTAAACATCTGACCCTTACC